GTTGAAGTACACGTACCAACTGCTGGAAGCGTCATATTCGGTACTAGACCAATACCAGTCATTTGTAAATATATTTTGATTGCCAAACATAGAAGTTATGAGCTCATTGATTTCGGTTTTATACTTGGCCATAAGCATAAGTTCACCCAATGCGGGCAGGTTCCACACGGTTGTATCTTCAATTCCGTCAGATTCAAGCGTACAGGCTTTATAGGCTCTGGCAACTTCGGCGGCAGGGGTGCCGACAGTTCCCTGGGTGTCCTTGACGCCTGCAAGGGTTTCTATTATAACATCGGTATTTTCCTTGCCGTCGAAGGTATCATAGAGTCCTTGGTTACCACTGCCGTAGTTTTTCAAGCCGCGTAGGTCAGTTCCGTAGCCACCCCATTTGAACGTTTTATTGCCGCCTGCGTCAACGCAGTCGCTTTTGGCGATAATGAACTGGTGGCATTCGGCGCGAAGTCGGATGCCGATACGGATATACTTGGAGCGATTATTCGCGCTCATGGAGTTCCATTCGGAAGCCGTGAAAAAGACTTGTTCACCGTCTTCAATCCGGAGCGTAGCCAAAGAAAGGTCAAGAAGCGTACCTGCCCATTGCATATACTTGGCGATGTCACTCGCCGGGGTATTTTCATTGACGGTTGTAAAACCGATTGATTGCAAAGCTGCAACTTGGTCTTGTTTATTCAGGCGCATAAGCATTGCGTTAGCGATATTTTTATCCATTTTATTATATAATTTTAGGTTAATACTATTCAGAAGCAACAGCTCTCACATGGAGAAGATTTGAATTTTTGTTTTGATTCGTAATACGCCCGGTATTCAGTTCGAACGCCCAGGCGGAGTTAGTATCCCAAATTGTTGATGACCAGTAGTATTTATCAGTCATCAGCATACTGTCACTACTCCAAAAGGTACGCATCATCTCATTGATTTTATCGCGATAGCGGTACATCAGAAGCATTTGGCCGGATGAAGGAAGGAACCAGTTAGATTCATCCTCGATACCGTCACTTTCCAAAGTGTAGGCACGGTATGCACGGGCGGCTTCGGCAGCTGGCGCACCGATCACACCACTATTATTTTGGTCTTTCAGAGTTGCGATAATGAGGTCAGTATCTTCCTCACCCGTGAAGCAGCCATACATGGCGCCCAGTCCTTTTTGATTCAGGCCATCTATGGCTTTGCCCTGACCGCCCCAGTAGAAGGTGGTAGTCATGTCGGCATTATAGCACTCCTGGGCGGAAATTACGAAGGAGTGTCCATGTGCCCGGATACGAAGACCGCGTTTGATAAACAACTGTTTGTTGGTAACCGTGAGGGAATCCCATTCCTCACGGGTGAAATACCATTTGGAGTTATCCGAGATGCGGTTACAGGCAAGATTCAAATCAAGCAGGCCGGCAGCCCACTTGATACGTTGTCCAAATTCAGATGCGCGGGAATTCTCGGTGATATCCGAGAATCCAACGGCGTTCAGTGCTGCTACTTGTGCCTGTTTATTCAAGCGAAGCAGCGTTGCGCTTTGTTCATTCGTCATAGTTACTTGTTGATTAAATCATTAATATCCATATTGTCTTCAGCGAAGCGTTCGAGATATTCTTCGTAGGTTTCGCCGTTATAATATTCAAGGACTTCATTGATGTTGTCCAGCGTTACGTTATCGTAGTACGGTTCCCCGCCATAAGACTCATTATTGAACCAGTTGATCAGGTCGATGTAGGCATCTATGACGGTAAGGATGACAAGGCCGTCGATACCGGATTCAAGAGATTCGATTTCATCCGTTTCACGGATAACTGTCAGTTCATACGTGCCGTTGACTACCGGTTTATCCTGTCTGTTGCCGTCCTCATCCATTCCGGCAACTCCATATTCGAGAATGGCAAGAAGCTCGGAGCCGTCAGCCTTCAGGGTCATGTTCGAGATACGGAGCATGGAAAGTTTACGGGATGCCGCTTGTGAAGCGAGGACGTCACGGAGCATCTGAATGGCGTCAAGTTGAGGCGACGTTTCAAGACGCAGGCGTTGGACGTTCGGCATGGATTCTATTTGCAGGCCGGACGGGGCGGAAAGACCGGTATAGGTCAGTTCAGGAAGACCGACAAAACGGAGGCTTGTCATTGTTGCTGGAAGAGAGATGTCATTAATCGGAGAAGTCTCTGCAAGAGTGATGTTCTCCAGTTTGCTACCGGACGCATTGATATGGGCGATACGTGGGCATTTGTCGGTAACGAGCGTAGCGATTTGTGTGTTCCGGATATCGAGTGATACGAGGAAGGGCATTTCGCCGCAGTTCAGCGAGGTAAGCGGTGCGTAAGAACCGATGGATTGTTCTGTATGGGTGTCAGAGCCCAAGATAAGGGTTTCCACAAGTTGCATGGCGGAGAAGCTCACCGTACTTGACAGGGAGATTTCAGACAGGTCGAGCAGCTTCATGCGGTCAGCCTGGTAGATATATAGCAATGCGCCTTCCTCATGAGAGAAGTTGGTGAATACATATTCTTCGCCCGCTTCAAGGAAGCAGCTTTCGGAAAGGTTGCCGCTAGCGTCATTGCCGACACCGAAGTAACCGTTTTTAGCGGCGACAATCCGGATGGTGGCGTTTGGTTTGGAAGATACGCGCCCGGAAATTACACCGCTGAAGAAATCACCGGTTTGGAAATAACCGTCACGAATACGCCAACGTCTTTCGATGAAAGACGGAAGGGCAGTAAGTCCAAGACCTTGCAGAGCATAAAAGTAGATAGCGTCAGAGGTGGCTGTATAGGAGATGTATTTCCGTTCACCGTCGTAAGAACTAACCAGTTTCTGCCATTTTTTGAGCCGTTTGTCAATGAAGAAATGCGTAGCTCCTTCGGGTGAGAACGGGTGCAGGGTGACGCCGTCAATGGTCGCCTGAACGTTACGCATGGCGGCGGCAACAGTACGTAGGGAGAGTTCCGTACCGGATGAGTCAATCCACACTGTTTGTTGGAGATAGATGTTATTAAACAGAACGGAGCCGTAGCCGGCATAAGGGTTAGTGAATGTTTCATCGCTCGTCCGGTTGGGATCCACCTCGGCGTCAACCGTGCAACCACCGTCGTTATCCTTGCTGTTGAGCGTATCGCAGTCATAGATTTTATTCAGGTACATGCGCATGGCATCCTCGGAGCTGTACACACCGTCTGTTACGGAAGCATACTCTTCCAAGAACCACATCGGCTGCATATTCTTGGCGCGTTGGTCAGTGGCGGCAAGGTAGTCGGTGAAGATGTCATAACTCAAGACACTTTCTGGGCAGGCGTATTTATACAGGTTTTCCTTCCATGTTCTTTGCCAGTTCCCGCCTTTGGAGTAATCGCAGGAATCACAGAAGCGCAACCATCGGTAGAGGTTATAGGGCACTTTCTTACCCAAAGCGTAATCAATGGCGAGCTGGTCATCATCGACAAGCGATTCAAAGTAGTAAGTCCATGCCGGGAAGGTATCAGCAGAGATAGTTCCGTTATCCACGAGTTTTTGAACCCATGAGGACTTGTCCGTTTTCATGGCCATCATATCCTGAACAGAACCGACGCCCTGAAACCAGTCCATACCTTGGTAGTTAAGAAGTTCGAAACCTTCAACCGGATTCAGGACGTCACCGGTGACATTCCATTTGCCGTTTTCATACTTCATGGAACCGGACTGCTTTTTCCATGAGCTGTCCTGATACCTCATTATCCGGTACGAACTACCGCAATACAGGGAAAGCAGGTACACGCTGTCCGTATCGAGTCCGTCAGTCTGTTTGAAGCGTATCTCAATTGCGTCTAAAGTTTCGTCAGGAGTACCGAAGAACTCTATGAAGTCACCATAATTCAGGCAACCTTTGTTATAGCCGGGGGTATCTTTGAAGCCGAGGGCAAACTGTTCCCCTTTGTCTTCTTTCCAGTTGCCTTTGGCATGGAAATAGACGTTTTGCAGGCTGTCATCCTTACACCGATAGGTGGCTACCGGGTGATTGGCGGTAGAGTGGTTCATCTGCAAATCTTCGATATGCAAGTCACCGCTGTCAAATGTTCCGTCAAATGCACGTTGGACAGGTGTCATATAGTTACCACCCAAGGCACGGTATGTAACGTTCATCATTTCACAGGCGCCGCAGTCGTTCGCATTGCCGGAATCGGAGTAATCGACTTTTACGGTAATGACATCGACCGGGATTGTATTATCACCGACCTGTACTTTGTTGATGGCAGCCAAGGCTATTGCACGGCGTCCTTCCTCCGTCGTATCGTCCGGATTAAGTAATATGATTCGAGTGTCCTTGTTTTTGCCTTTGCTCTTGGCGAGGTAGTAGCGTTTATTCTTTACCGGGCGTTTGGCAGAGGTGGTTCCCTGGTTGCGGGTTTGGACACTCACGGCCTTGAAGTTACGCCACGGGCGTTCGGGGTCAAAGTAATAGAGCGTGATGTATATCTTCGTACTGGTGGAAGTGGTGCCGTCCAGTGCTTCTATATCGGAGCCTTCATAGGGGCATTCGACAATGTAAGGCATACCGCGTGAATAGATTTCGGCAGCCGACGGGCGGCTTTGGGTACTACCCTCGGCTGTCTGGCTTTTAAGGATGTCCTCAAAGGCGTATTCCTTCACCATTACCTCTGTATCGGTCAGACGGACAAGGTAGTTCTTGAACGCCTGTGCCCATTCCATATAGGAGTTCCAGGCCATCATGTAATAAAGATACAAATCACCCAGTTTGCCATCCATCGTTATATACTTGGTCTGAATCAGGGAGCCGCCGCCCGGAACATAACCAAGGCAGGCGACTTCCTCACCGCTGAGGAAGAGTTTCATCATGGAATACCGTGTGCCGTCACGTTCAACGTAGTTGCTTGCAGGTTCAACAACCACGGCTACGGTTATCTTTTCACCCTGTCGATAGGCGCGTTCTTCACGACGGGAAACGCCATTGTTACAGAAGATGCCGACCACCCGGCCGGTGACATAGAAGCCGGCACCGGACGTTTCGTCATAGCAGCTAAGGAGCAGGGCATCATCATCGGTCACGTTCTTGGAAGCGAAAGCGAACTGGATGGCGGCACCGTTGGATTCGATGGACGAGCCGGCAAACGGGGCATGGTTTAATGACACGCCCACATTCTCGGCTACGCGAAGGCAGTTCTCACCCAAGAATGTGCCAAAACCGTTGGTAGTCCAGTTGGCACCGTCCACTTTCATTTCATAATTACCGCTGACAATGCTATGGTCAGTTTCCTGATTGGTACGGGATGAGAAGTCAAAGTTATAGATGGCGCCTTCTTTTATGGCGGCGTCAATGGCGGAACCGCTAACTGTCACCCGGACAGGTTCGCTAGTCACGTCCTTGCATACGGCAGTATAGTTGACCGTATCGGTGCCGTCAGCCTTGTAGCCCTGCAGTTGTTGTTTGACCTGATAGGTTTTGTTACGACTGGCAGCAATTTGTGTTACCTGCACGTTATTGGCTTTCACGCTGACGGGTGAAGTCATTTCCAACGGGTCATAACAGGCAACATCAAGTTCTACGGTTTCGTACAGTCGGACTACTCCACCGTTTTTATCATCGTATCTCAAGGCGACAAGAGGTGTGGAACTATTCGGGTCAATTACCATGACAGCCGTGTAGATGACATTTCCTTTCACTCCGGATGCGACATCCGTTCCTTGGATGCGCAAGGGATAGGTACCGTGTTCTAGGCCGAGGGAAGCAGGGCGGATTACAACGGAGTGCGAGTAGTTGTCATTTACAACGGTGGTAGACAGGGATTGCCATTCACCATTAATCTTGATGTCAACCTGGGCACTGATACCTTTATCAGAGGTGTTGTTTCCGAACTTATAGAGTGGAAGGCTGAAACTTTCAGTTGTCGGAGTAAGCAGAGTTTCAGGGGTATAGTTGAGCACCTGCACACAGGTACAGGTAATATCAACAGCTGTTACATTGACATTCTTGGAACCGGTGTTGCCGCTTTCGTCAGTGGCTATCAGCTTGAATTTCCGAGTACCGGCAGCCGTAAAGTATGTGGTGAAGTCCAGTTCAAAGGAGAAGTCCTTCATGTCACCGGAAGATGCTTTGTTGACGGTTTCAGTCCAGACGGTAAGCCCGCTTTCACGGTCTACGAGTTCCAATTTCTCAATCAGGTTGTCAGAGGATTCGACACCGTTCGAGGTCACAGAACGAATGGCAGCAAAGGTTCGTAACGTGGAGCCGTAAGAGCCATAGACAGGTGTCGACTGGAAAGCAATGGCAACAATGGTACCACCAGTCTGACCGCCGCCACCCGTGCCGATAGCGAACTGCACTTCATCGCCAAGGGTTTCACCGGCAGCGTTCTTCATCTGAAGTTTTACAATACCTTCTGTTTCCACGTTTACGTCGAGGTTGGCCGGAACATAGGCATAGGCGCCACCAGTTGAAAAGGCGTCCTTTCCCCCTTCCGCCGGTTCATCGGAAGTTTCAACAACGGAACCGCCGCCACCATTCCCGAAGGATTTCCAAAGAGAAGGGGTCGCAAAATCGGACACAGCCCCCTGGAACTGCCGGGTTTCCATTTCATACTCGCCTGTTTTGTAAGTAATGATGAGACCCGTTCGCTCATATTTGACGCCAGATTCCTGTTGATAGGAGACAATGGCGGCAATAGCGGTTTCAAGGGTATAGTAGCCGTCTTTCAATGGGCGGATCTCATCAACAATGACGATGGGGTGTGTTACATCGTCAGCGGGCGTGCCGCTCTTCATATCCTCAAGGGCTTGCTTATCCTCGGCGGACAAAAGGCCGGCTTGTTCAAGGGTAGCAGAAGGCAGACGGAAGCTGTCATCCGTTTCTTTACCGGTTGTTTTGGACACTTTCTTAAAATACACATTGAGATAGGAAGCGTCAGACAGGACGGAGAAAGAACCCGGTTTGATTATATCGGAAGGGATATTTTTCATTGTATCTTCCAAAGACTTTCCACGGTTGCCGGGGAAAGCTTCTTCTTCACCTTCCCCAAGAGACAACGGTTCAGGCAGACATTCAGAAGGAACTTTACTTTCTTCGTTCAAAGGAGCGATACCGTTCGCTTTTCCTATCCTTTCCTCAAAGTCATTTATTACAGAAGTCCATTTGCCCCATGCAACACTCTCATTGGAAACAATACCTATTCGTGAGATTGTACAAACTGTACCTAAATATACACCTTCGGCATTGTCTGACATGGTAGCCAGTTGTATACACGAAGTGAATGATTGACAAACCTTATTAAGCTCCAACCGTTCAATTTGTATATTTACAGGAATCTTAGACGAATCAACAGACAAAATACACCGATAATTCCCAATAGAAGAATCCCCGGAATACATTGTTTTTAATTTATCTTTAAAGCTACCAATAGTAGTAAAAGAGCCAATACTTTTAAATGGGTCAGTCAAAGGATTGGATTTATCAGACACTCCTGTTATACGTTTCAATAACTCGGCGTCTCCATCCGATAAATCTTTTGCAATCTTATTGACATTCTCCACTAATGCATCAAAATCCCCATTCACCATTTTAGCAATGGTACTTGAAAGCAAATCAATAGATATTTTCCGACCACCACTAACTTCAACATACATATCTCTAGATAGCTCTGTTGTATCAGCCAGTTGTTCTATTGTAAGACTGTTTGTCTTCAACGCTTGCAGCACAAGGCTAATAATTTGTTGTTTCTCTGACTCTGTCATTTTATTCTATCTTTATTGTTTAAAACTATTATATTAATTTGATGACGGATCAGAAACTTCATCAGAAGCAACAGGTAACGTATCAACAAATTCACCGTCCCAAGTCACCTCATAATAAGTCCTATCATCAGTTCCTTTCAAGAACTCTAATATACCTCCTGATAATAAATCAATATCGTATGAACTTCCCTTTTGAGAAAATTGAACTTCATTCGAATAACCTCCCAAGACAACTGTAATCTGATTAACTTCCGAAGTTACGACACCAGCGCTTGTGAGATTAAAAGGTATCATGAACGTCACCCCACTATTAGCCGGTTTATCCAAAATCACTTTACAACTATAATTATGAGATGTAAAAAGACTAGTCATAATCTTCTGATAATGCACATACAACTTACCGATGATTACTGACGTATATTCTTCTACAGCTTCACCACCAGACTTTATGCTCCTCAACTCTCCACTGTCAGATGTTATCCTATAAGTATCATTTTGAATTCTTCTTATAGACATTTGGTTGTTCCACTCCAAAACAGGATTAATCGTTTTTACCCTCTGTAACATTTGATTGAATACAAAACTCTTCAATCCTTCGATTTGCTGGTTAAGTTCCGGAACATTACTTTCCTTTCTTGCATATCGAATACCATCAAAGTAGACGTAATTACAGCATAAGACACGATTCAATAATTCAGCAAACCATACAGGGCATCCCATCCCATTTCCAAGCGTGAATAATATAGTTGTATATTCGTGGCTGAATAGCTCAACAATATCCTCATCAGAAGTCACGAACTGCTCATTATCCACACCGAACGTCCATCCGTTATCTTTGAAACCACCAGGAACTCGAAAATCAAAAAAGTATTGCATCCCATCTATCCACCAGACAGCATCAAGACGCTGCTTATTATCTTTCATTGAATACTGAATAAGGCTGGTTTCTGATAACTCACACTCATCATCCGTAACTTTAAAAATCTCACTCGTATTCCCATTAACTGTTACAGTATAATATCCACATGGAAGCAATGAAATGTTATAGAAATAGAGAATCTTATCATCATTCATCTTCCATGAGCTTAATGATACAAGTGTAGATATATTACTTAAAAGATTATTAATGTAAACAATAGGCTCCTGCTCTTTGGGTGTCAAAATCAATTCAACAAAAATCCTGTCTGTACGTGCGAATAACTGCACATATTTACTTTTCGCTCCAAATTTATCGGTAGACGGAGAAAAAAACAGTGGGGTAAACGGACTTATAATCATATTCTAGGCTTTTGTTATTGAACGGACAAATAAATCATACTTCACTCCCTCGTTTCTCTCAACTGTACTACTCACCTCTTTGATGTAGCCCTCGTAAACTAGATCATCTTTTAAGATTTTAATCGTTTCATCATCTGTTGGTGGAATATCTTCATTATAAGTTGTGAATGAAACATCTCCACAAGTTATAATACCACTTTCAACGTTAAAATCATCTTTCATTCCTATACCATTGACAACAACATCACTATTACCGTCAGAAGAAGAATAAGATAGTTTTTTAGTGAACATACCAATATAGCCGGCATTTGCTTGCAATATGCCTCCTTGCCAATACATGGTATTAAACATCGTTTCAGGATCAAGTACACCACTTATTTCCCAACCGCTCCTTATAAGCCTATACTCTTTATATGTTTGTACTCCGCCATTATCATGTAATGTAGTACTGGCACAAACAAAAAACACATCATTGTCACTTTCACTATCCGTTGTATCTTGGCCTCTCTTTTGCGATAAGAATTCAATTCCATAAACATCAGCACGGTAAGGGCTAATCAACTCTAATACATTATCAGTTATATCAATGCCAGTAGTATATTCAGTAGTAAATCGGAATTCGTCACGACCATTCATACTTTCATAGTCCTGTTTATCATATCCTACCCTAACCAAAGAATATATTCTTGATGAATCAACCTTATACTCAAAACTAGAAAAGCTGCTATTTAAATCCTTTACATTGTTATCACTAAACAATTTGTCCCGGTGTTTAAAAAAAACAGTGACACCATTGATCACAGGCACAAAGCCAAAAACTGTTTCCATCCAGTTTTTAAACTTTGTATAAGAAGTATATAGCTTAGCTTGGGGGATTCCACGGATACTTTCAGCAGCTAATATCACGCAATTATCTAACCTTTCATCAACACCTGAAGCTATTTCACCATAGATACCTTCATTTCCACCATTCATGCTTTTAAGCAATCGGTTTAACACATCAATAGGTCTTATTGCATCCACATAGATAGGGTTAGCTCGAGAAGTAAAGCGTGTCTCAAATTTGAAATTACGAAAATAAATATTGCCAGTAGAAGCATTAACTCTGTTAAATGTTACCTTCAAATCAAAAAATAAAGCCTGCCCTTTAGTCAGATGAATCTTGATGGATTCATTCAGATTACTTGGAGTAACATCCCCCTTATTATACCCCCATCTTTTCAACTCGACTAAACGACCATCTTCGTAACGCCCACCTAGAACAATTTCAGCTTTAGTTGTATACGCATCACTATAACTGATATAGTATTCAAAACTAAAATTCAATACTATATCAATGTCGGACAAGGCTTTAACAAATACATTTGGATCATCTTTCGATTCTTGTGGTGCATCATAAAACTCAAGAGGTGAATCCCGTGACGGAAGTTCACCACCAGAAATATATAAGGGAAGCGAATATGTTATAGCTTCTACATATATTCCTTTGTCAATTACAATATATTGCAAAGAAGCATCATTTTCTACAGTATTACCACCTAATGTATGCGGTTGACTATAATTCATACTTACAGAATCATAATAAAGCTGATATACATCTTTTATCTCATCTACCGAATATTCGTACTGCGTTCCTTTGTTAGCCTTTATGATATTAGCGACACTATCATCTATCGAATTAATAGAAACAGCATTTCCATCATAGGTCAATGAACCGAAATCCAGTCGGCAACTGAAGAATTCTTCATAAGTATGAGAATTAGTTATAGTATAAACAGTGATACTAGCATTAGAAGCCAGGTATTTGCTCAAATACTCCTCCAATATGAGATCATAGGCTTCTCCCACAAACTGGAATTTTGAAGTAAAGGTTCTAGTTATTCCTTCAAGTCCGGAGCGTTTACGGGAAAACTTTATTTCATCCCAATTCTGAATACAAGATTTGGGAATATCATAGGAAATACTATCAACTGTAAGTACATATTTACAAAGCATTTTAACTCGTTTTGAACGTTCACGAGCAAATATATAGAAAAAGCCAACCGGTTTCCCGATTGGCTAAATTCTTGAAAATTGCATTTTGCAAAAGCAAGACATAACTATTTATTTTTCAACGCAATAGATAAAACATAAAATAATTATGACTTTCTGCATTCTCAATTTACAAATTAATACTTTCATAAAAAAGCTCCGAACCCATATATAAAGGAACGGAGCCTGCCTTTGTCTTAAAACGGTCTCGCTTCACAGCGGTACACTATCTTTAGAAAGTGGCTGCGGAAAGTTCTTTAGATATACGTTCCACCGCTACCCGTATCTTATCATATTGTTTTTGTCCGGCTACTGTCACACCGGAAGTATATTGTCTCATCAATGAAGCATTGATACCTGCCAACTCTGCAACCTTAGTAACATTCAGGAATGAGAAATAGTTGAAGAAAGACTGCATATCATATTTGTAGATAAACTCCAATTCCGGCATTTCCTTGCCTTCTTCTGCCTGCATCTCCTTTATTTCCTCATATGCTTTCATCATATCCTCTTTCGCGGCTTCCGCCGTATCTCCATACCCTGCCAAACCAAAGCCGGGTAAATCTTCCTCGACAAAGCATGAGTAATACCCATCGCTCGCCTTTTCCATGATTACAGTTACTTTCATATCCATTGCTTTAAAAATAGGAGTACGGCAATATACCGTACCCCATTGTCTCAACATTTACAGTCCTTTAGATAATAAAGCGCAAAAGGTAGGGGGATTACTCCCCCAAAAGAACCTTTCTTGCTTTACGTTCCATTCCGGTAGGCACTTCCTGTTTGCCATGCCTTGACAGGGCAAATTTGTTTCCTGTCTTGGGGCTGTACCAAATATCATGATTAGCCCCATGCCTAAGAACGTAACAACCTGCTGCGGTAAGTTCCGCAAAAAACTGATTGTACTTCATAATGTAAAAGACCGTTTATTTAAGACGATACAAATATAGCGTTTTTGCTATAAACCACCAAATAAAAATATAACTATTTTGCTATATTTATGAAAAAAGTTATTTCCATACACTTTTAATCGATCATCAATATCCAATTTCATGAAGCAGAAACTTCCGACCGGAAGAAATACGACTTCTTACAGTTCCAACAGGAATGTTCAGGATTTCACTTATCTCATCATAAGAATACCCACTAGCATAATACATCACACTATCAATACAACGGGATTTTTTAGCACACCGTTGTATTATGGAAACCAAATCATCAAACAGTATTGAATGAGCTGTACAGTTAGAAATGGCACTTCCGTCTACCATATCAAGCCCTGTAAAATGTATAAGGGAATTTCTATTGTATCTTATTATATAAGTATTCCTCATTATAATAAGGCACCACGGTTGAAGCGGTTTAGAACAATCAAATTTATCACGATTCACAAGTAGCTTATAAACTGTATCACCGGCTAAGTCTTCAGCATCTTGCATGGAACAGCAGAATTTTCTTGCCACCTTTAATATCCAAGGATATATTTCTGATAATTCCTTTTCAAAGTCCATTGTCAGCCCTCCTTATTAGGTGTATCTTCGGTTCGCCATTAATGCACCTTTCCACATATTTCCGGTGCATGATACTTTGTTCGTGCATTTCCTTAGCAGAACGCTCGATTGAACTAATAAGAGTGCCTATATCGGGGGGCAATAAGGCAATCATTTTTTTTACCTCGGACACTTCTGCTGTTATCCGATTACACTTCGTCTCTAATGTACGTAATTCTGACAATAAAACATTGTATAAATGCCTATTTATACAATGGATGCTGTTTTTTTTATTCATAAAAAAGTCGTTTGTGATTCTAAAGGAGATGTACAAACGACTGTATGAAATAATTCGCTTTAATTAAAAATTAATCGAATTACAGCATATATGTAATACCAATATTATCATGTGCTTCTTTTTCTGATCGATATTTCAACATCAGCTTGATGAACGATATTCGCATAGACAGCAGCATTAATTACACGGGAATCAATACTCATTTTAAAGAATGTCATTAGAAAAGCAATCTCTGCATCAAAAGAAGAACGAATTTGTTCAGGAGTAGCCTTACTTCCTTTATGTTCCTCACTGCGTCTCTCCTCATTCCGTTTTTGCTCAAAAATTGCAGAATGAAGTAAATAATCAAGCTTCGATATAACTTGCTCATCACTCATATTTCGGGTATCTACATTTAGTTGACCCAATACCTGACGAACATCATCATAAAAGCCAAGAGAAACAAGAGCCTGACAAATACGAAGACTCAATAGTTTGGCACGTTCTTTCAGCATATCCTCTTTGTCCATTACCATAGCCTTCATATTTGAAGGATTAACAATACTTCTGTATTCAATGAGCAATTTAGATGCTATCTCTTTAAGCGTGCTCTCTGACACAAATTCGCGACCCGAAAGCAAACAAGCATAGTTTCCGCATGAAAGCTCAATGAAATCATTCAATGTTATCTGATTTAATCTTTCAATCATGACTATTTCAGTTTAGATAACTTATACAGTTCAAATTCACGGTTAGAAGCATCCTGACGCTGCATTTTAAGACTCTTCATCAAAAGAAAATTTGTTCTATCAACCCTTTTTTCTAATCGGGAATAATCATTGAAAACAATGGTGTCACCGGAAGAAGATGCAAAATATGTCGGTGAAAATGTAGGAAAGTCCCAATCCGGCATATCAAAATTAGAGATATCTACCTTATCAACATCAGGAAAGACTTGTGCACCTTTAGGAATATCAACTAAAGTTGGAGCATCAGGAGTAATCCATGCTTTTCCGGAATACATGATAACTTCATGTTTACCGGCATCACCAACTAAAGCGGTACCGCCGGGATGCCTATCATTACCTTTAGTACCGTCTGCATAGGAAGGAATAGGAGTTGCAAGAATAGTTGCAACCTGAATTGCTCCCATGGCACCAATAACAATAGATAAAGGAATATTCGGTAAAGCTTCAGTTATTGCCAGTGCAGTGGCTATTCCAGCTTGAGCGACACTAGTCGCCTTTTCCCAAATGGCTTGTTTACGTGCCATTTCTTGTTTTTGTTTTTCTAGTTCAGCATTTTTTGCTTCTGTCAAAGATTTTGCAGCACGTTTACGCGCTTCTGCTTCTTCTTCGGAAATAGCACCTGACTCTGCCAGATTCTCAATTCGTTCAATATCCTCATCATACTTTTCCTCATTAGCTTCCCGCTCTTCTTCTATTTTCTGAATCTGACCATCATAAATAGAAGAGACTAAGTTTCCAATAGCTCCCACAGCTTGAGATGCAGTTTGAAGCCATTTTTTCAAGTTCTTCTGACGTTCTTTCTGTGCTTTCTCATCCGCTTTAGTAACTTTATTGATAGCATCTATTTCTGTTTCTGCTTCTTTTTGGGCAAGGTCCGCTTTCAATTTTGCAAGTTTCTCCTCAAGTTTCTCCCTTTTGTCCGTACTCAAGTTGACAGTAGCAAGTTCGGATTCCAAAGCGTCAATGGCAGCTTCCGAGGTTTTACGTACATAATCTAATTTTAACTGATACTCAAGTTCTGCATACTCCTGCTGGGTTATTTCCTTAGAAGCTAACTGTTTTTTAAGAGCAAGCGTATCCATAACATATGCAGCATCCCGGATTTCCTGCTCATGCGCTGCATTCTCTGCTATTAATTGCACCTGATCGGATGCATGTCTTTCGTAAAGTTCTTGTTTCTTTTTTGCATATTTGTCGTCAATGAGAAAAACATCTTCACCTGTTTTCTCTGCTGCATCAATTTCTGCTTCACGTTGCAACTCCAACTGGTGCAATTTCAAATCAAGTTCTTCCTGGGACCCCTTTTTTACAACAGCAAGAGCGTTCTCAACATCCTTCTTCTCACGATCAGAATTATACTTAATAGTAAACTCATCTAGCTTTTCCTGCATTTCCTTAGCTAAATTCTGACGTGTAGCAATTTCCTCTTTGCTATTACCCTTGACGGCAGCAATCTTCTTCGAGTAAGCAACACCAATTTTAGCAAGTTCTTTCTCCAGTCCCTCATCCATAAGAGCTAGTTCTGACTCCTGATAAGTTTCATGAATTTTCAGCTTCTCTTTGAGAGCTTTTTCCTGTTCACGTTTTTCTTTATCAGTAAGGACTGTTATACCTGAACCATTTTTGTCGTTACCCTTTGGACGGAACTTTTCTGCAATCACATCAAGTCCACGATTAAATTCATCGCTAGATGCTATTTTGAATAAGTTTTTAGAAAATTCCAACTGAGCCTTATCCGCTTTTTCTGCTTCCGATGTGTAATAGCCAAACATTTTAGCAGCACCATTCTTTATCCAAGACATATCTTCAAACTCTGATGTTGCATATTGAGCACGAGTTTTCATCCGTTTTAAAGCTTCTCTCTCTTGGGCCGTTACTTCAATACGTTTATTTTTCATTTGAATAACAGCTTTTGTGTATGCTTGTTCCTCTGTATCACCAGCATCAATAAGCCTCTTATATTCTGCCTGAAAATCTTTTTCTACTTCCAATAACTTTTTGTTCGCATCTTTTTTTGCAAGTGTTCTAAAATTATAATCTATCTTTTCTATTTTTTCTTCAGGAGATTTCAAATCATTGGCGATACCTCTTATTTTATCAGCCATCCAATTAAGAAACTCCTTAGCAGGTCCCGTTGACTCGGAGAAAGAAAGCATAAACGCTTCCCATGCTGAAGATAAGTTAGCAAGAGCTCCATGAACATTATCTCCCATCGTGTGAGCCATATCGCCCAATTCACGTTCTACACCAGTAATCTGTTCTCTAAGTGGTAATATTTTATCAACAGCGGTGAGAAAGGCATTAAAAGCGGCAACACTACGCTTATCAGTTAATTCAAGAGTAGTATTCAAGTCTACCCCTTTTTCTTTTAGCGATTTCAATCCTTCAACTAACTCAGGCAATGTTTTAACGGGCTTACCTAACGCCTTTGCCAGCTTTCCATTACTATCAGCTAAATTTAGAAAAACATTACGGGTAGCAGTAGCAGCCATTGAAGCATCAAAGCCGGCATCCGATAATTTACCCAACAAAGCCAAAGTATCTTCAATACTGAAATTAAAGGCTTTTGCAACCGGTCCAACAATTGGTAATGCAGTAGCGAGATATGAAAACGACAATGCGCTTTTGGTTGTTGCGACAGCCATCGCAGACACATATCTTTCAGTTTCTCTTGTATCAGCATTAAACATACGAAGAGAAGCACCTGCCAATGAAGCCGCATCTGCTAATTCTGCCCCGGTAGCTTGTGCAAATTTTAGAACGTGCTCTGTTGCATCTAATATTTCTTTTCGAGTAAAACCTAGTTTAGCAAGTTCTATTTGCAAATCCGTAGCTTCGGATGCAGTGTATTTCGTTGTAGCACCCAAACGTTGAGCATCCGCAGTTAACTCCTTCACTTTATCAGAAGTGGTTCCTAATATTGCAGCAAGCCTACTATTAGCTAATTCAAATTTAACAATATCACCTACTCCTTCACGCAGTTTTGTAAATAAAGCAACAACTCCACTAACAACAGCTTGTGCACCAATATATCCAGCAGCCCACCCTTTCAATCCTGCACCAACTTTGTTTAGCCCAGGAGCCATCTCCGTTTTAAGCATCATTCCAGCATTCCGGGCAATAATTCCCATGTTCTGCATGGACTTATTACCGTTCTGTATTTCAATCCATGCCGCCTTTACTTCTTCCCGATATGCACCAATGGTCATTTTCTGTTGACTATATCGATCGGAATTTCGCTTTATGTAATCAGTGTTGATTCCAATAGTAGAATTAAGACGGGCAAGTGTACGAATATAGTTTTCATCCGTATCTTTCAAAACATCAACAGCCTTTTGCAGCTGCTTATTCATTTCCTTTGCTTGTGAACGGCTATGTACTTCCTGATTAGTCAAGATAATAGCAGTTCTGATAAGTTTTAAACGTTCTTCTTCAGATAGAACAGCTTTCTTACGAGTAGTATTACCGGCATTCTGCGCTTTTGTCAAGTTAGCTTCTGCTTTAGCAGCCTTTTCCAAGGACACAGCATTATCCGAGTTTGCTTTGGTTAGTTTCTTCAGTTCAGCAGCAGATAATTTCTCTACATTTAGCTTTTCCTCTATCTTCTTACTGACAGTTTGAGTTATTTCAGACTGTCTTCTAAGAGCTTCGGTTAATTCAGCAGATGCAGAACCAGCCGTTTTTGCTTGAGTATTATAAAGGTTACTCAACTTTTCAAGATCAGCAACACCTTCTACATTTAGTTTCAAACCTTTTGCTAATTCTTTGGCCGCATTAACATAATCAGCCCTCACACGCTCAATAGTATTATCAAGCTCCACCAATTTCTGCAAATCGTTCTCATCAACGAAATCTTTTAATTTTAAATCTGCCATAATTACAGGTAATGTCTATATTCAACAATCTTTCCTTTTATCTCAACTCCTAGTTTATCAAAAGCATAGGTACCATCTTCTTTCTGATAAACGACATACATGCAACCATCCAAGACAGCTGCTTTCTTTGCAAGATCACTGATACGTTCCAGTTCACTCTGCATCTTTTTTATTTCGCAACTACAAGCCATTTTCTACCGATATCCACATTCTGAAAAGAAACGTTCCATCCAGGGACGGAGATACATAATATTAAAGTACTCTTTAGCTGTATCACCAATGCCTAAAATCTGCTCACCGTATTTCTTCTCAATAGAACTACCGTCCGTAAATCCTTTCGTTGAGAATCGAAGCCCGGAATCAATTCTATCGGCAGTTATGCTATCATAGAAAGTACCAGTAATAAAGAGGTTAGGTACCTCAACCGGACGCGGTGGCAAATAAAGCATCTCACTTCTAAGAGGTGGAGTTATCCTCTCCTTCCATCGTTTATATTGTTCCGCACGGTTCTGCCAGGGACCGGGCTCGTTAAAATAGGTGTCAGTATCATAATCAGGATTCAATAGATGTTCAGTACCGTCCAGACCGGAATATAATTGTTCCTGAATGCAATCAACGAGTACATTCTTATGTTCTTCCATACACCTAATACATTCCTCTTCAAACTCGGATGCAATGGAATGAATAACTCTATGTAATTCATCAAAATCTGCCATACAGTAAAAATATAACGGGCCGGGCTGTAATCACACCCCAGCCCGTCGGTTACTTAGTTATCGCATCGTACACTTCCGAGAGCTTCTTCTTGCGGTCAGCTTCCTTCAGTTCCTGCCACACGACTTTAATGTGTGCATTAATAAACTCTTCCTTCGTCATGCCCTTCACAGCAACCTCGACGAACGTAACATTATCTACCTTCATGACACCTGCTCGATACCTCTGATTCCTTTTTCATACAATACAGAAGGAGCTTTCAACGAAGGAACCGCCCCGGCTTTAGGAACAATGGTAATGATACCATCCGAATATGTAGCGGAAGTTACGTTATTCATAACTTCAGCAGCACCATCAGCAATAAGACTGCCAAATTCTTCTGTACGGTCATAACCACCAACAACTTCAACTATTTTGTAAGTATTTTCGGCCTCCAACTTTTGAAACACAACATCAACCAAGCCTTTAACGAAATTCTTGGGATTGAAGTCTAACTGCACGTAGTCAAAGTGCAATTGGCTGTCTTCCACATCTTCATGTGAAAAACTAACAGTCATCGCAGACTTAGCACTACTGGTCGGGTACTGTGTCACGGTCGGATAAACAGTAGACATCGGAATACCGGCAAGGATATCAGTGTCATCATTATAACCGATCAACATATTATCCTGATTCCAAAAGTAAACGTCCCATCCTTTATTGGCACATTTCAGAAGCTGGGCATTCAAAACCTCATCAAATTTCTTCAAAGTGAAGGTGTCTGTTTGAGCGCTAAGCCCGTTGTATTCACTTGCACCGTACCCTACAGGATTAACTTGAGGCTCTCCACCATTCTTGGTATACTCCAGGAATGGCAAAATAGGGTAAATACGCCCGGGACGGTCTGCATGGCACAATTCGAGCAACTTCTCACCTGTTATATCAGCAGGGAGTTTGACACCATGTTCTGTCAAGATAGCACCTTTGACCTTTTTCCAGTCAATGCTACAAGCAGAACTACCAGTGTTCATCCGGGAACCCTTACACGTTCTAATCTTTCTCATTTTCTTCTACAATTAAGATTATTAATTTTTATTTCCATCGAGCGTATATTTATGGCATCAATCGGCTCGCTCACAGCCTCACCGGAATCTGTATAGGCTCCGTATCTGCCATATGAATAGTTTTCTGAATAACTATGTTTCACTTTTTCGTCATAGTCGCAGTCGAACCGAGAATCTTCATATAATACTTCCAATAAACGTTTATAGATTGGCCGAAGGATATTTTTAAAAGATGTGGTTCTGCGCATCTCATTGCTCCACTCTTTACAAGAAGAACATGCTATAATTAACGAAACCTTTGCTTTTGAAAAATAATCCGCATCACCTCTATCCTCACTAATTGGAGTGAATAGTGCAACCAATGGAAACTTCCTTTCAGACTGGGCAGAAGACTTACTGTATTCATCTAAAATATCTTTGATATATTGACTGCTACCGAAGATGTAATTCAACCTTGGGGACTTCATAACTTTAGTTCCCCCTTTCCCATTTGGATAGAGAATTTCAAGCCCTTCTGGAAGTTCCTTTACAATCTCCTCAAACAGTTCTGTTATATCTAAATCTATCATAAATTGAAAGCATTAATTGGGGTCAAAAGATTCTTGGTTATTTGCACATCGAAAGGACAATCATTCGACATAGCCCATTCAACAAACTGTTTATTCTTCTCTACCATGCTATTCCATGTGCTTACTTGTCTCTTCAAAGGAGCTATATATTCATTAGCACATTTCAAACGGACAAGCCCGGTTATTGTAGCCTGGGTGTTTGCGTCACGAAGAATATGATAAAAGACATAGTCAGCGAACGGTTCACACAGCTTCTCGCATAATACTGCATATCCGGACTGGGGGGCTTCCTTCTCTTCTGAAATATCAACTTCATCTGAAGAATCTTCCTTTTCCCGTTCAATAAGCTCCAAATAATCTGTGATAGCTTGGGAAAGAGTCACACCAACAACATTCCGGAGAAATTCGGGCTGAAATGCCTTAATATACCCATTTATCACCTCATTCACAGCAAGAGATTGGGGCGAAGGCATTTCAGCGACCGAAACATTCTCAATATGCCTGGGACCTGACATAAAATATGAAACATCAATCAACATAGCGATAGTTATTTAGAAGTCTTGCCTTTCCCGGTTTTCTTTTCATCTTCCACGGAAACGGCTTTATCATCTGTAACAGTTACCTCCTTGGCATCTTCCTCTTGCAAATCTTTTGAATCGGCAACCGGAAGATTCTTTTCATCAGAAGGCACCTGTACTTCAAGTTCTGCAATGCGAGCTTTCATTGTTTCACGCTCTTCTGTCAGTTCAACAATTGTCTTATCTTTCTCTGCAATGGATGCAGTAAGCCTGCCAATCTCTTCATTTTTCTCTGCAAGCATACATTCCAATGTCTTTCGGGCATCTTCTTCTGTAACAAGACCACATTCGGAAATAGGGATGAGTTGAATCATCCCTCTATTAATCCGAATGCGTTGCTCTTTAAGCACATTGGTTACATCCTTATCGTTACCTCTAAGTATGTAATCCATAATCCTACGCTTTAGTTATTGCAGTCTTCAATGCGGCCAAATCCCCATAAGCGAAAGCCCACGGCATATAAATCGGGAAGATAACTTCTTCTTGTGCCATCAGCACAACCTCATTGCAAAGCTTGGTCTCCACATCTTCAGCCCATTCAAGTGTCAAAGTGGTATAATCAACCAAATTTGCGGCTTGGTTAAAGTCACCCAAAAGATACTTACCTGGAAGAATACCACCATACTCGATAATCGGACGACCGGCAATATATTTCACCCCATCAACCATTTTAACGATACCAAGATTACGTCCTGTCGTATCTTTCTCTGATTCCATACCGTTAACAGTCATTGGATTAAGAATAATAGCATTCGGAAAATACTGGGCATATGTCATTGCGGCGAAAGCTGTTTTCACTACATCTTCAGAGTTGGGTTCCTCAATGTTCTTAAAGCCGGCTTCATGAACACTGAATGTCATTTTATCCGTAGCCGTTTCAGCACCGGAGAACGCGACACCAGGAATAAGGATACGACCATCTTCCATTTTCACAAGAGCGTGTGTTTTGTTCAGTTCTGTAAGAACAGCGGCGCCAGCGAACGTGATACTCATTCCATCAAGAATCAAATCCTGTGGTTCTGCAAACTCTACAATCACATCCTTATCACCGTTATATCCGGTAATAGCTTTTACAGCACCGGCGGCACCTGTAACAATGGCTGTACTAATAATCTTCTCTACAGAAGTCACCCCAGTATTATTAATAATACCAAGCAAATTCTCACCATTACCGTCACCAAACAAAATGTTCCAGTCTTCTGCCATCCAAACAGCTTCAGGAAGCATGTTCAAGATGTAGGAACGAATGTACACTCTTGATTTCAACATACGTTTTGAGATACGGATATGAGTACCAAGGCGCTTAGTTCCTGTCTGTATCTCTTTTACCTTGATACTTGATTCCGGTAAACGACCGTTCTCTGTTACAAAACGGGCATTGCGGTTGAAAGCATATACTTGCGCATAGGCGAGTTGAGGATATGCAGGATCAGCTGTCAGCGTCGTTAATACATCACGCATATGCAACTTTTTGTTGGCAACCTGAGTCACAACACGTTTCTGTTGTTGAGTAATCAACAAATCACCGGTGTAATTGTCAGTCATGGAAACGACATCTTTCAAGGAGAAGCCGTCAAATTCTCCTGATTTGCGTGTTTTTCCTTCTGCGAAATCTCTGAATTTTTCAGAATCAAGCATCTCGTTCAATTTCTCGTCAAACTTGTTGATAGTATCCATAGAAAGACCTTTCTGCTTCATTTTCTCGATACTTTCACCAAGAGTTTTAACTTGTTCTACAAGTTGCTCGTTGTCCTTTACCAATTGCTGGAACTTTTCTCCATCATAGGCTTTCAATAGATTATTGATGTCACCAAACTGTTTCGTTACCTCCTCCGGTGAGGCAAATCCTTCAAGTGACTTGTTAACTACTTCACACATCATGCCGACGATGTTTTCCATGAAAGTTTTCTGTTCTGCCGGCAGACCGTCTGTTTTCAGATTAAAATCTGATACTGTAAATTTTTTAGGCATAAAATTTAAATTTTAAGTTATTTATTCTCGAAACAGCTATTCAAACTCTTGAAATCAAGTAAAGTGCCATTATCAGCGGCTTTAATCGTTACTTCATCGTTCCCATTTTCCCCGTCATTCTTTTCTTGAGTGTCAACAGACGGCTCATTTTTTCCGGTGGTATTTTCAGAAGTGTTTTGCAGAATAGCATTCGAACGATATACTTTTCCCCAACAGTGGGGACATCTTACATAATTCATAAGGTCTTGTAGACCCTTTTGAGTAAATTCTTTCTTTTCTGATTTGACAGAATCAATAAGAGAAATTACTTGGGTTCTAATCTCCGGAGTGAGCTTCTCCATTTCTTCCCTTACAATGTCCTGCGTTATCCATCTCTGATAATCAGCAGCATAATCTAATACCTGTTGGGCAAAGGTATGCTCTGTTTCTGCATCATAATCAAATTGATAACCACAATGAGGACATGAGACAACGGCACCACCGTTGAGGCTCTTCAGTAATAAACTTAATTCCATATCGTATCCTTTTAAACGTTCATCACTATATCCATGCTGCAAGAACGCTTTCCGGACGAAATCAACAGCTTCCTTTACCTGGTCAGCAGTAGCAGACTTGATATTCACAAGGAACGTCTGTGGATTACTCCCCCAACTTGTCAATGTTGAATATTCCATCATACGCCATTCAAGCACCTTACAAGGATCGATAGAATCCCTTTTGATGGCTTTTACTCCGATAGAGTGTTCTAGGGTTCTTCCATTCTCTGCAAACAGCTTATAATCAGCTAACGTATCACGGCCAATCTGTTTTTCAAGATTTAACTGACCGACCATAACCAAATTACCTTCTGTTTCCTTACCACTCAACGGAACACCTAACAACTGGTCTGTACGATGATTCAGGAACCAACGCATCCGACCAATATTTTCTTTCAATGTCTTATTGAATGAGCCGGGCATAGATATGTCATTTTGTGAGTCCTTCACACCGATACCGTTCACCGCAACGGTAACGATACCCTTCTCATCAACATCATTTGCCTTTGTCTTGTACTGAAGGCTTTTGATTTTCTCTTCCATCTTTTTCATCTCCACTTTTAGTGTTAAAAACTCGATTTACTTTATCCAGTTCCTCATCTGACATATCAAATTTCAATTTGTCAAACAAGGGATTTTCTATCATACTTTCGCCTATTTGGGCACGCCAGTCATTGAGTGTTATAAGCCCACATGAGAATTGTTCACGACAACGTTTATTTATATTTGTCTTTACGTCTTCGGATTCTTTCAATCCTTCCTGCAAACAATCAACATCAGAGAAATCACAATCCAAATAATATCCCCCTCCTTCAAGACCAAGGAAAGCTGTAAAATCCTTGCAGAATTGTTTGGCCATAGGAATAACAGTTGAACAATATACGCTCTTTTCAGCAGTAGCCTGATTGCTAAATGTGGACTGGTCTTTTCGCGGAACAAGAACGGCAGGGATGCCGTATGCCCCTGCAATATTTATTGCATCAGCCAAAGTCTCTTCAAACGGCTGTAACTCTGCAATAGAAAGATTAGTACGAACAAAGTCAATGTCTGCATCTGAAATACCATAAGGTACCTGGCCCTTCCTTACACCATACTTCTCAAAATTTTGCTTCAAAAGCTGTTCCTTTTCATCGTCAGTCAACGCTATTGAACCGGTAGCATCAGTTTTCTTACTTACAATAAAGCCCAATCCACCCCGCTTTACATAAATCACATTTCTAGCTTCATATACAGCTATTAAATTTGACATTGGCTTATTTTGGGAAGCAAGACGACTTTTGGACTTCAAGAACATAGCCCCTGAATAGAACTCTGCACTTCCGTCTCTATCATGCCATATTTGGTATGGAGGAATTTCCAAACTACCATTCCAACCATACTCCAAACGATAGCTACGAATAATATCTTCTGTTTGGGCAATACCAAACAATGGCATATTCCCGTAAACAGGTTCTACAATAGTCTTATCAGAAGGTAGCACCCAATAATTATCGCAATATCTCCATTTTTCAGCTGTAGAAAAGACATCAGGCATAGCGGCACGAATAAAGCTATTCCCTGTACACAATTTATAAATATGGTGCTGATAAATCAATTCTTTCCAACGCATCAAACAATTAGGACGACTAAGTATGCCATTCATTCGTTTATTCGCCCATACTATACTGTCATCCTTAGTTTTCTTCAATTGAAAATTAGCACCTGCAATTCGCGATGCAATATAATCGATCGGGAAAAAGACTTCAGGTATCGTACTGAATAGCGTTAGATAGTTACTGCCCGCTACAATAGGACTAGTAAGGTCCTCAATGTATGCAACTGACCATTTTTCAGCCTTGCCACTTTGAGTATCTATATCCTTATTTTCAGATGAAGTAACTATTTCAACTTCACCTTTAGTCTTAGATTTCTTTCCAAATAGATTATCAAAAAAAATATTCATTGGGTTCCTTTTTGAGCAAAACTAAGTAAAAAGGAAAACCGTTTTCCAAAACACTAAAATCTTGAAATTACGAAAACATAATACCAACAACATAACATCCTTATTTTCAATCATATATAACGTAATTCAATTCAAACCTAATTTTACAACGAACTGTACTAGCCCACTCAAAACTGCACTGGCCTCTTTTGTTTCACTATCTTTATTATAGTCCATCAGGTTATTCATGAAGGCAACATATTCCGTATCAGATTCTACTTTTGATGCAGAAAAAAGAATACTATTTTTCACATAATCAGATGTTGCAGCAATACGCTTATCTACATCCGGAAACTCTTTCATTACACGAATCTCCTTGTTTGTACTAGAACGGAGTTCCCGGATAAAAGGGAAATAAGCATCTGTACATTCAATTACACATGAATCAGATTCATGGGACAAAATAGAAGAACGTATATCTTCTGTTGAAGTAGTATCCATAAATACGACATCAACAACATGCCATTTATTTCCACATCTAAACGCTTGTATAAGGACAAATTTCCCATTAACATTCGGCATCACATATAGAATCTTCTTAGTGTATTTACATTCGGTATCTGGATTGAAGAAATTAATAGTGCCATTACAAGCATACAAGTTTCTTTTTCGCCGGTTACTAAACTCTATATACTGCTCACTACACAAATCCACAACGACATATCGGAACGTATCAGACAGGTGCCCGTGCTCCTCATAAGTCTGCAAGGTAGTTTTATTCTTGACCTTAGTTTTAAGAATGGCACCGTTAGCATCTTTCTGTACGCTCATGTAGTCCTCAATAGATACCGAACATGATTCGTCAATGTATATCTCTATACCGGGAACAGTACAATCAAAAATGGCATTAACAAACTCACCGGTCATGGCAACACTCGGATTCTTGTTGCCTACCTTATCTTCAATCTCGAATCCTTCTTTCTGCAATGTATCTATGAATAAGTCCATCCAGGAACGCTTCTCATCGTCAATGCTGTTTGCCGCTTTCGTTGATGCATCACCATGTACATATAACCTATCAGAATATTGGATAGATTTCAGATACTTTGCAACAAGTTTGGAGGCTTTCTTTACTGTATTGTTTGGGCTTTCAGCGCACGTTTCATGGAATTGCCAAACCTTGGTACCAGTTGTGAAATCGACCTGCCAATATGATACACTGATATACGGAAGCACGTTGTTATCGACAGAGATATGAATAGGTAAGTCCGGAACATACTTATGTTCACCGGAATGTTTGCCACGATTGAAGGAACCGAAGAACTCACTACCGGTACGAATGACACCCCATTCTCCCAATGCGTACACATTGTAATAGTCCGGATCGTGAACTCTATCATACTCAAAGTCGGCAACACATTGCTCATCATAGAAACCATACGCACCGTCAGGACTACCGACCACCCAAAAATTATTCAAATAGGTAGATTGGATAATAACTGTATTAGGTGCCTGTTCCTCGATTTGCTTAGTACGAAGATTAAGTATTTGCCTGGGTGCATTCTTCTTTACGGATTTGACCTTGGTAAGTTCTTTCGGCAACTCTTTGCCGGCAATGGTAACCGTCATCGGTACATCATGCCATTTATCTTTATCAATAAACTCTTTCTTTATCCAATGGCTTTCACTAATCGGGTTGAAGGTACAAATAATCTGCTGCCCTTTCTTACCACGCAAACGCTTACGTAGCTGCTTGAAATCCGGATGCTCGAACTCTGACCATTCCTCTAACTGAACTCGCTTATAGTTAGAGATACCTTTTATCTTCTCCGGATCGTCAAGACCGGAGAAATCTATCTTCGCACCATTTACCAGACATTTAATAGTATTCTGTTGAAATTTGAACAAATGGGAGATGCCAAGACCGATCGCAGCGACCTTATAATCTTCATAAATGGTTTTGAGAATAGAAGCTCCTACCTTACGCATGACAAGAGTGTTCTCACCATCCTGTAATGTCTGTATCAGTATTGTTTGTGCCACACTATACGACTTACCGGAAGATGAACCTCCATAGAGAATGATAAAACGGATAGTCTCATCATTCAAGTACTTCAATAGATAGAATCCGTTAGGATTTAGCTTCTTATAATTTATAACCATATTGTTCTAAAAGTAAGGTTTCTCCGTAGGATGAATCCCGGATTTTGCAGTTCAAATTGTTCTATTCTTCCGAATTCTCATTATCTTCAAATCCGATACGAAGTTCACCGACTTTATTTCCGTCTCCACCTTTGATGTTGACATTCTTATCGGCTTCCCATCCATTCCAGGCACCAAGAATCCGGGCGGCTTCTGTCTTGCCGTTGAACTCATAATTAACCACTCCTCTATTATTCTGAATCTTCTTCAACGCATTACGGGCACGCTTTGGAAGTTGGGACGGACTTCTCATCTTTGTTTTCCCGGTAACAGGGTCTACATAATGTAAATCATCGGGATCAGCGAGTACAATATCCATTAATACCTTTTCGACCGTTTTCCTCTCTACTTCAGTCTCTTTCGCCCTCTGTTGCTTAATCTCACTTATCCTTGCACTAACCTTGCTATTGGCTAACAATCTGCTAGCAGCACTCCAAATCGTTTCAGGTTTCATCTTTGACGCATCATAAGACATCCTATATGCTTCACTAGCATTACCTTCTGTATCAACGTAGTATTTACAGAATTTCTCTTGCTTGAATGTTAATGGTTTCTCTTGCTTTCCCATATCAATTGTTATTTATTCCTACGAGAAAAAGAAGCTGCTCTCTATCCTTTAAAAGCTCATAGGTGGCAAGCAGTGTGCTGCCAGTTGTTAATATGTCATCATACACTATTATTTTCTTTTCCTTTATCGGACGAAGAAGAAAGAATTCCGGATTCAATCTATCTTTAGTTAGGCACTGGATTGCATTCTCATAGAATGGTATTTTCACCGCCCCCGCAATTTTCGTACAGATAGAGGTTGAAAAATGAAAGCCCTCGTTGTGTCTCCGTCGCGGTGTGGTGACTATACACCATCCTTCATATCCCCCTACTATGAAGCGGTGGAGAAACTCACACGCTCTCTCTGCAAAGAATGATGCAAGTTCCTCCGACTGTTTAATTTCTGAAAAGCTGGTACCAGTCTTGGAACGGGTGAATTGGGAGATGTAATAGATATCACCCTTTTTGTGAAGTGATACCTTTTCTTTCAGATCACATAACCGTTCCTGATGAGACCAGCTCTTACATTTCACCGCTTCCGGCTTATCCCAGTCGTCAATACGACATATCTTTCCCTTTCCTTTCATCAAAGATCTTCTTTACTCCGTCCTCGACAGATGTGTAAGACAAAGGTACTAAATAGATATCCCGGTTCACCGACTGCTCTAAATTGTCAAAATCCCGTTTTTCATTAATTAGCTCAATTTCAAGCGGTTTGTAGTATTTTACTAAAGAAGCAAAATACATAGTAGTCACAGGTTGGACGTTACAAATATTGATAAGTTGCCGGTTACAACCCACCGAATAGATAAGCCCTTCAATGACATCATCTATGTAAGTGAAGCACCGGATATTCTGACCACAGTTGTATAATGACACGTTTTCCTTTTCCATCAGGAACCAGAGAAGAGTTCTTTTTCGCGGATTAGGTCCATATACATTATGCAGCCGACACCCGGTCGCAGCCTTACAATAGATTGATGCGTACTGCTCGTCGAAGTACTTACTTATACCATAAAGACTTGTAGTATTCTCCGGATTAGCCGTTGACGAACTGGCATACACTAACTTTACATGATATTGATTACATGCATTAGCAACTCGCATGAAGGTATCAATGTTATCCCTCCTGATTTGTTCCAGGTTTCCATTAAACACACTGGTTTGCGCCGCCAAATGGAACACACAATCAATCCCCCCATTCTTCAGGAGCTCGCATACTTCCGTAGCTTCAGTACCACACTTTCGGTCAAGTCCTATGACTTCAACACCTCTTTTTGCTAATTCTCGGCAAAGGGCTTTACCAATAAATCCCTCACTGCCGGTTACAATCATTTTTCTCATCATCACAAAAAAATAAAGGTGTATCGAATAAACAATACACCAAAGGTTCAACAATTATATAAATTTCAGTTCTTATTATTACAATCTTTCCTTACCTTTGCAATATGAATAAAGACAGAAAAAGAGTTCTGATAATAGGTAACGGATTTGACCTTTGTTTAGGCAGAAAGACTTCATACAAGGACTTTTGCCAATCTGAATTTTGTCCCAAAGACTACCCATCTCCTTTAATCAAACATCTAAATGACAAATGGAACGATAATTTAGATGCTGTAAAATGGTATGATTTGGAGAATGAGTTATACAATTATTATATAAGAATCAAAAACAATAATGGGCAAATAATAGACCTATACAACGATAAAGAAAGGAACGTTTTAGAACAAATTCAGGCAAATGGACCAGTCACAGAATTTTATGAATGTATAAAATCTAATGTGGATATTGTCAATAATTTGTTAAAAAACGGAATATTAATCTTACCACGCTTTTCTTGTTATATCAGTTTCTCGCATGAAGATATATTAAATCCTCCTATTGAACGAGACCAAAAAGCCTTACAACTCATAAAAAATGGATTAATACAATATCTCATAAAAGTACAGCAAGAAGCTATTAACGAAAATTCTATAGCTGCAATTGTCGCAAGAGCCTTTATGCGGAATAAATCAAATGATCAAATTGTCATATATTCTTTTAACTACACGAGTTTTAGTGAAGTAGCTCCTAATTCCAGTTTTGCAATGGAGTTTAATGATACAATAAACTATGTACATGGATGTATCTTAGATGGAAATATTATATTAGGAACAAAAGACGAGAAAATTGTTCATAACTATGACTTCATACAGAAATCATTTGATTCTCAATATAATCCTCCTGCTATGGTATATGATTTAATGGATGCTGATGATATTACAATATTTGGGCATTCATTAGGCATAAATGACAGCCAATATTTTAAAGCCTTTTTTGAAAGACAATCTTCATCCACTAATCCTCAAAAGAAGAATATTACAATATTCACTAAAGACGCAAAATCAGAAATTGAGATAAAACGTTCACTACAAGAAATGACAAATTGGAATTTGACATCTTTATATGGATTGAATAATCTCCAAATAATTAAAACAGATGAATGTGTCAATAATCCAACCTTATTAAGAAAATACATCAAAATGTATGTTGACAATGAAGAAGATATTGACAGTATAATTCATATCTAACTATTATGTTACTATTATTCTGTACTATTGTTATTTACTCCATTTACTACCACAGTATACACATCGGTCATACTCTCCATAGCTAACGACTTGATTCCTTTCATTTACGACCAAATTACACAAGCAGATATCGTCCTCTGAATTGATATTGGGATACTCCCAAAATGACAATTTCCCTTTAGCCGGTATCGGCTCTGGAAATAATATAGGATTAGCTAGTACCCAGTTATAAATAGGATTTTCATAATAGCCTTTACTATCATCTGTTTTCTCTGCCCATTTAGAAGGATGATTGATAGAGCATCCAATTATTTCTACACTTCCAATGATAGCAGAATTGACAATGCCCTCTGCACATATTATTTTTCGTTGAAACTCAATAGGCAGACTATTCCATTGAGCTTTTGTAAATACACTATTGGGATTTCTCATTTCTACAGGTTTTTCACTTGCATGGATTAACACTCTATGCCCTATGTATTTCCATGGACACGCCCAAGTACGGTTCTCGATATCTTTGATACCATGAACTATCAAAAAAGCCCACGGTTGTTTTATTGTTATTGCTTTCATATATTATTTTTTATTTATAGATTTGCACCATGTAACTAAATGGAATACATTAGTATTAAAGGTTCGAATCCTTGTTACACTTTAATTATTGTTTAATTTTTTAACAAATACAATTATGAAAATAACACCGACAAATGCTTGTCGGCTTATATCAGAACGTATTTCAGAAAATTTCAGAAAATCTCAGAATAAAAAGCCGACAATAGTTAAAGACAAAATAGGCTTTAAACTCAATTTGGTAATTCTCCAATTTGAGTGGAGTAGAGAATGGAAGTATAGTTTAAATGGAAAAAACAACACTTTATGTGGAGATGCAGGTTCGAAGCCTGCTCTCCATTCTTTTTATCCACATCTATCTTTTTACTCATTTCTTTATTGATTTGAATTATTTAAAAATTCTCCTTAATCCTAAATTAACAGCATCAGTCTTGGCCTCATTGGACGGGTGCACATATATGTTTAACGTGGTGCTCACGTCTGAATGCCCAAGGATGGTCGACACAGTTTTGACATCAATTTTATTCTCAATAAGAGTTGTAGCGAAAGTGTGCCTAAGCCCATGATACTTGATACAATGGTCCAGTTTTACCTTTTCAAGTATAAACTCCTTATAATAATTGCGTAACGTCCGTGGCTCCGTATAGTGTTCATCGCAAGTGCATACATAGTAATTGGGATTACATACGGCAGCAAACTTCTTGACCATAGGAAGAATATTCTTTAAAATGGGAATGTATCTATCGGAGTTTGAAGTTTTGGGAGTACCAATCTCGATATGGGTTCTTGCCTTGCCAAATACCCCTTCATTATCCGGCACATATACACGTTGCAAAGTCTTGCATACATGTATGGTTTTGTTTGTAAGGTCTATATCTTCCCATTGCAAGGCACATACCTCACCTACACGCATACCGGAACATATCGTCAGCAAAATCCCAAGATTCCGAGGAGACGGGTTCTCCAAAGCGTAATCCACTATCTTCTTATATTCAGCCGGAGAATAACGTTCCAGTTTTTGAGCGGCTATCTTGTTCTTGCTCGGCCATATCATCTTCCATGTAATGTTATGTACCTCAAGGTCCAGATCTTCATCAGCAAATCGAATCAGCATCTTCAAAACTATAAGTATGTCGTTGCAAGATTTCACGGACAATCCTGCCGTATCCATCAGGTCATTTAAAAATGGAACAATGATTTTCTTATTCAACTGTTCTATCTCCATATCTCCGAACGCAGGAGCCAACTTTCTTAGATATATCAATTGATAAGTAGACAATGAACTGAGCTTCACCTGTCTTGCCTTTACATGAATCCATTCCTTATACACATCATCCAGTTTCATGATTTTTGTTTTATTACATCGTTAATATTGGCTTTGATAATCTCTGAAAAAGCAAGCGGATCGTCTTTCCGGTTGAGTAGGATATACTTTTGCTTTACTTCCATAGTGAGCGCATCTCCATGATAAACATATCCCATAATTCCACGAATAGACAAGTTGAGAAGCAGGATGGGAATCGACCTTGCAGACAGGTCCCAACATGTCACCATATTCTGAGATGGAAAATAATCCCACGGAGCAACTTTGTTACGACGCTGCTGCCAGTCGGCAATTATCATAGAACCATTTCCTGCTGTCGGCTCATGTACATGCCCACTCTGACCGGTTAATGCCGAACAAAGAATACCAAGAGATTTAGGAGTGAAAAACTGACCTTTCTGCTTACTCTCTGCCAATTCAAACTCGTATAACTTCTGAAACCAGTCGTAAGACATGTCATTTTCGTTCAACCGGATAAGTTCACAATAAACCTCATCTCTTCGCTCTAAATTTCCTTCCAATAAGCCCATTATGGCACTGGGAAGGTCATTAATATCTTCGAGGTCGAAGATTCTAATAACATCCTGACTTGTCATTGTTTATAGTCTATTTCTGCCAACCAATCATTGTCACTTTCAAAATACATCTTATAACCTCTCACCGTTTTATGCCCTTTCTTTTTTAGACAGACATCACTGATGTGAGAAGCAGTGATATTCAGCTTTTCACCGGCAGATATTACCGAATCATACCTACCGACTAACTTTCCATCTTTAATTGCTACAACCGCCTTCTTGTTAGTACCACCACCAGTTTTGTGAGGCATGCTACGTCCTTTTTCCAAATTCTTTAAGCATCTACGTTTACTCCATCTTGAATGGAATTTCAACTTCTTCCCCTTGTTATGAGGGGTGTGACCTTTCAGGAACCTGCCATTTACCAAATTCCTTGTAGGGCGTTCTATGGGTATATATAATTCACTCATTTCTATCTTGTTTTGAAGGTTATTTCCACCTTGTAACTGTTGAAAAGTCACAAGGTGAATTGAATTTATTAGTTAATATATACGCTGCCTTATAATCGTTTCTTAATGTATCACCATGAAATACTATTCCGGATATTCCCCTTATAGCCAAATTGAATAGAAGAAAAGGTACTGTTTTATCAGACAGCTCACCACACACTATCAGATGGTCATTTGGTTTATAATCAATAAAACTGATAGCATTCCGGTGATTGTACCAATTTGAGATAAGCATCCCGCCAGTTCCGGCAGTTGGCTCATAGGTAACGCCGGTGTCAGAACCTAATAGCTTAGAAACCAAAGTTGAAAGACATTTAGGAGTAAAATCCTGCTTGTTATTCTTCCTATCAGCATGTTCATCTTCAAAGTATTCATGAAACCAGTCGTAGCTAATGTCACATTTGAAATAGTTTAGAAACTCCTTAAATACTCTTATGCACTCTTTTTCATCTCCTGTTAGAATATTCATAATCTTTTCAGGAGCCTGATAACTATCAGTTATTCCAAGCATTCTGTTTATATCAGATAATATATTTTTCATGGGCTAATTTAACTTCGTCATTGGTTGATTGTGCATAAATAGTAGTTGTCTCAATGCTTTCATGACCTAGCATCTTCTGTACCTGTTCTATTGGCATTCCTCGTTTTAGGGCTGTAGTTGCCGCTGTTCTCCTAAGTCTATGTGGATGTACATTGGATATACCCGCCTTTTTCCCTAGATTCCTTAGCATGATTTCAACTGCTCCCTTGGATATCCGGGATAGTTTATTCATATCTTTTATCTGCTGGCACATTCCCTCATAATCAGATAAAAATAGGGCTTCTAAATCATCTGTTCTTGAATCAACATATTCCTGAAGAGCTATTTTACAGCGAGCAGACAAGTAAACAGTTCGGTACTTACGCCCTTTTCCAAGTACATCAATCTGCCCATTTTGCCAATCTACATCACCTAGATTCACATTTACCATTTCGGATACGCGACAGCCGGTGGAAAACAAGAATTCGATTATAGCCTTATTCCTTTTTGTCCTTGCCAAAGACCTTAATCTCTCCATATCATCCTCACTTAATGGCTTCTTCAATTTCTTTACTTGTCGCACTCCCTTGATTCTAAGCATTGGATTCCTATCAAGTACACCTTCTTCTGTGCACCAAGTAAAGAAGCTGCTCAAAGTTCTTCGAATGTTGTTAAGAGTATTATCACTACATTTATTAATCTTCTTATAGGCTAAATAGACACGGACATCATCGGTAACGATTTCCTTGATATGTTTTCCTACATGTAAGATAAACGCTCTTAAAATGACACGATAATAGTCTAATGAACTTTGGCATAATCCTTCCACGGCTTTGGCTATGAAGAATTTACTGATAATTTGAGAATCGGAATTATCATATACTACAACGGACGTTTCCTTTGCCATTATATCATAATTCCTTAGGCAGAAAGATACCGAATCAATTACTGTCGAAATTTCTTCATTGGGTATCTTACCGTACAAAGTATCACGTATTTTAGTTAAAACATATTCTTTCATAATGATTCCTTTTTGTATTGCTTAAATATATTTATCCAATTCCTTTTCTAACAATTCTCCATCTATTTCAGGAAACAGTCTCAGAACTAAGTCCAGAGATTTGCAATAATTGTTACTGTATTCTTCAGTATCCATTAATCGAAGTACCATAGAACAAAAGATACTTTTTGTGTCTTTTAATTCGCCTTTCATCAGCAATTTTGACAGTTCGATAATTTGACTAGTAGGATTATGAAAACTTCCGTTTATATATTGAAAAATTAGTCTTCCTTCAAATTGGCATATTTCACAATCTAGTTCACAATCAATGTACTCTATTTTACCATTTATGAATTCACAATAAACACATTCACTATTAGAAGCAAATAAAATTGCAAAATCATAGATATCATCACTATTACCTACAATTATTGAAGTAGATTCAAGAGTTTCCGAAACACCATTATTCCACTTTGCATCTTCAATAAGTTCCCTCACATATTCTTGAACTCTTGTGATGTTCTGCTCTATTAAATCTTTTTTACTCATAATTTCAATTCAATTAAGTTCGATTATTTTTTTGCAATATTCTCCCAAAAAACAGCACCTTCAGGAGTATTATAAAAAGGGAATGAAATAGCTAGAAACCGATGAAAGCAGCAATCAACATCTAACAAATTGTTCATCCGTTCTTCATTTGTCATTGAGAAGTCAGGACACTCAATATTAAATGTCTCATTTGCTCTTTCTGTATTATATTTCCATTGATTGAAAATACCTAGTCTTTCTAATTTTTCTATTTTTTCATTCCTCTTCATATTGATTGACTTTTAATGCTTTACATCTATAAAGGTAATCGTTATTGACAAGTTTAGCAAACAGAAACTTCGCCATTTTAACGCCATTTTACTCGGTCTTTTTCTTCAACAAATCAAATATTATCCTCTCACCCTCTTTTAAACCATCAAGATAGCCTTTTGCATGTTCACCGGCATTATACACTATAAAAGAGAGGATCAACAAAAACAGTCCGAGCGAACGATGCCAGTATGGAAGTTGGACTGTGAACGGCTTGATTGTTATAGAAAAGTGTCCTACATATAGCAGGAACACAAACAAAATCACACATGAAATAATTGTTGTTTTCATATTAATCTGTAAATAAATTAAGTTGAGTTGTAAACTCGGGTTTATAAATTCTAAATTTACGGTTAAAGAAAGTCTCAAAGGCTGTTACAATTTCAGAGATGGTATTATCAGCAATTCCTAATAATTTATCATAGGCAACTATAAGAGATAAAGCCTTGTCAAGAGTCATTTTCTTCTCAATAAACAGGGAATACACCAAATATCTACGGGTATATTCCCCAGCCTTGAGTGACTCAACTTCTTCAGGAGTGGCCTTTCTCTTGTACAATACTTTATACCAATGTGTTTCAGCAGTACGAGCACGCTTTTGTCTCGGTAACAAGTCATAAAACACGGCAATTTCATTCTTTTGGATACACTTATGTTTTTTACGAACACCATACATCACATAAGGAGTGTTCCAATCAGGATGAGTCTTTCGATATTCAAGCTCCAGCTCTCGATCAATAAGATCTTGCTCAAAGTCTTGTTTCATTAACCATTCCTCGAACCAGGCAGCAAGTGCTTCTTCTCGATCATAATAATCTTTTCCATTTATACATAAGGGAATCATAATAACTCTTTCTATTGCATTTCACGTTTAAATCTTTCCTCTAAATCAAAAATGGTTTCTCCACTATTACGCCGATAGGACCTATCGGTATTTAACTGAAGTTCTTTCAGCTTTTTCCAATACCATGGAAGGTACAAATACATATTCTTCAACTCCTTCAAATTCTTGTTTCCACAACACCAGCAACTCACACGATCAAGTAGCTCATATAGCCTTACTCCATCCTCATGCCAAACAAAGCCTTTTGTGTAACAATACTGGAGTGCATCTGCTTCAGTAATGCCCCAATCACGAAGTGGTAAAACCCGATTTGGTCGTTTTTCCTTTTCAAAGCGATGGGTCTCATCGGCAGCAATACCGACATAATCAATTCCGTCTTTTGTGTGAGCTTTCAATGCACGAAGTTTTTCACTCGTTCCCCACCGGCATGTTCCCCCACACCAACTATATCCTTTTTTATGGATAATATTGGTTCCTCTTTTTTTAACCGGCCTTTCAAACATTGTCCAAAGAAAAGGTTGCTCCGGATACAGTTCTGTATATTTAATACCAAGTTTTTTAAGAATTGGGAGAACAGCGTTACGAGTATTATAAATTGCCTGAAACTCCATACCAGTATCATAGAAAACGACCTCATCCAACTGATATCCTTTTTCTATTAGCATGAAAAGCATTGCTAAAGAATCCTTGCCAAAACTAACTGAAGCATAATATCTCATACAAGAAACTTATTATTAGGTGAGTCCTTTTTTTTGCTTTGCCCTCTCGCTATTAACCTGTGACATACACATACGGCACCATGACGATAAACACCGGTATTTCTTTCCATGCGAAGTAATCGTATTTGCGTAAAACCGATTGAGATAGAAATAGTGGCCGCAATGGGTACATTTTTTCATTTCTCTACCACCTGCATCAAACTTTCTGTTTCGTGGTTTACGACGAATAAGAGTACATCCCTTACAATAATTATCTTCACCGCGGTATCTCCTACAATGCGAAAGGGATTTTACTCCACATTTCGCAAATGCTTTGCAATCAACACGCACAAATGAATGTGTACTCATAGCCTTCGTTTATTTTGAAACTTATTTAACACACGAGAAATTACCTCCATATTATCAGTCATCATCCATTCTTTTGCAACGTTCCAAGCAAGACTCATAACTGGATTAAAATTATCTTTCCTTACCGTATGGTGAGATAAACGTCCTTCAGTTGGTTTCAAATTCTTATCATGTAAAATACATAACCCATTTTCAAAGAAAGCACAAAACTCTTTGCCAGCAACAGGTTGAATCATTGGAACTGCAACATTGATAACTCCTAAAAAGATACCGGCAGCCCAATTTGTCAGTTCCAATCTATCTGCATAACCTGCATCGATAATCCTTTCAATATCATCAGGAGTACCAAGACAAGGAGTATGACATTGTTGTTTACAAATACTACATGAACATTGAACAGGTACACGACCTGATGCCCTCATTACCCTTTGTAATGAGGATTCTCTTGACAACTCTCCCATAATTATTCAGTAATTGAATTTAAGATAACTTTCGCACGCTCTATACACCAACGATTGAGATATGCCTGCCAACAACCAATAGAGGGAGTCCATCTGAAAGTATTATTTTCTTTCAACTGTGACCGGATTTCCTTACTCGGAATACCGGCAAAAAATAACTGCAAACGGTTCTCTTTAGCATTCTCAACGACACGTACACCACTGATAGTGTATTCTTTATCTTCTGTCTCTTTTAGCTTTCTTGCTCGATCACGACGCTGCTTCGCATCCCGGATACGTGCATTATTATTAGAAAGCATATAAGAAGGAAAACCATACTCGCCATAACGGTCTGGCTTAGTTAGCTCGATAGCTTTATTCTCTGAAAAGCCTAAAGTTTGCAATTGCTCAACTTTCGCAATATCATTTAGCTTTTTACTTCTGACTATCTTATTAGCAGCTTTCATCATCCCTTGAGCTTTCTCTAACGCATCGACCTTTTCTTGCAATCTGTCTACTGCGTCATCATCTCCTAAATAAATGGAGTTATTATTTTCAGTAGCTTCCGCTTTCTGTTCAAAGTACTCTGCCTTCTTGGAAAGTTCAATACTTCTATCCATTTTGGCCCCTATTTTATCCCGGTATTTACGATCTGCTAATCCGTGCACAGGTTGTCCCATTGGAATAATACTTGCCATTTCTGACGATTGCCTGCAAGCTACATCTGCGGCTTCGTTACTTTTCCTTGCAAGTTCTCTGAATCTATCAGCTCTTGCTTCCTGCCTTTCTTTTCTGTTCATAATTCTTTGGTTTAATTTGGTTTGACTTTTATAAAATTGAAAGACCACAGCCTAAACCGTGGTCTTATCATTACTTCGACTTATCAGTAGGAAGCAAATCATCAAATAATCCGGGAACTCGCGGCTGTAACGCTTCAAATTCTTCCCGGAAAAACTCTTCTTTGGTCCTACCTTGCTTTTTCCCTTTCCTTGTATGTACATCAAAAGTATATACTGGGATGGCAATAGGATAACGTCTAACATCATCTATCCATTTTTCTATGTCGATATCCCTTCTATCATAAATAAAGTTCTGCAAATGATCTGCATCCCGGTTCTTTCTACATTCACAAAGAAGAATAACCGCTTTGCTGACAAATATCCTGCCTTTGGGGGCAGTAGCATTTTTATTTACCAGCTCATGACCTTGCCATAATGCTTCTATCTCTTTTGTTATGATACCGAAGCAATCCTCTGCACTAATGGTATATAAACGCTTCCACACATAGTCGCGGTATCCACTCGCCCATAATTCCAAGGCAAAAAAGCCGGCTACCCCGGTATCGGCTCGCCGGATCGCTTTTTGCATTGCAGAACTCACCTCGAAGAAATCATATCCGCAAACTGTTCTAATAATCATAATTCTAATTTAATGGTTTGACTTTTAATTGATTACATCAGTAAATTTAGCTAAAAAAGACGGATATAGCAAACAGAATGAACGCCATTTAAACGCCTTTTTACAGACTATTAGAACTTGAATTTGCAGGATATGTTATACTGTACAAGCTGCTTCGTCTTATCCTTTCCATTATTCGTCGCACTCTTGAGCTGGATACTATCACCGAAGTTCTTTTTAATGAAAAGAATAGATTTGCGCTCTTCTTCCTGATTCCTGATCGAAGCAAGACCACCAGCGTTCACAAATGTGCTCTTTTGCTCAAAATTATAACGCAGATCGGTTAAAATCTTACGCTCTTTGTACTTAATATAACAGGAAATCCAAAAATCTTCTTTTAAACGTATCTCTTCATTCCACCAAGTGTTCTTGTTATAGATTACTCCATAACTGCAACCGGTTATCATTTTAGACAGGGAAAGAAAGCCGGTTTCGTCATACATAACAGGAGATATCCGGGAAGTGAAACCAAACAAATGCACGTCCATCATACTAGCAATCTCAAATAGAGACTGAATAATATTGGTGATTCTATCCTTATCTTTCACCCGGCACGGTTCACCTTTTTCTGCATAGATCGCTTTACAGGCATGAACATCATCGTCGAGCATGAAGAGTTCGCCAAAATGTTTCGCCATCCAATTACGTTTAGGGATGAGGCCGATTACATCGTCCGGATGAGTAACTATTTCACATTCCGGGTTAAACTGCTGGTACAAGTCAGCTTGACTTTCAGCAACGCAAATGATAGGATCGTTCACCAACTTTTTAGCGAACACCCGGTCATGGCGTTTATGACTTGGTATTACTATTTTGCAGGGCATGGCGAACGTCTTTTATATCAATTACATTGGATTTACTTATTTTCCCGGTTTTGTACGACTTCATGTGCTGCATGTCCAGCCTCTCACGAAGCCAGTTGCTATCTACCTCATTACTTGAGGTGATGATAAACAACTCATGTTTTTCGTCATACTTTGGAATGAGAGGATAAATGGCTGTATCATCCGTGATGGCATCGAAGCGCTCTTTAAATTCATCCTCTTTCTTCTCCGGGGCAAATTCGATGCCCCAGTCTTGGAGTTCCGCCTTATTCCACTCGTTTTCCATAACGTCCAAATCATTCTCACCAAAATTGACATTATCTTTAGTGGCATATTCCCTCAACTTCTTAACGGGGGTATCAGGTGCCAGAATTTTACAAGGCAGTTCTTTATAACCTAACTCCTTGCAAGCTCGCAAACGTAAATTACCACAAACAACAATATATCTGCCATCATTGTAGGGAAAAACTATAAGTTCTCGAAGCTCAAGCATCTCTGGCGAATCCTGAATGCTTTTCTTCATCGCTTCAAAGCGGTAATCACGAAAAAAACGTGGATTTTTCGGCAATCCCGTGAGCTGCCCCTTATTAAAATCAAGTAGGCAGACTTGAATAATCTCTGTCATAACTAACTATATTAAAATCAACAACACAAAATCAACAACACAAACAGTCAGTAACAACACCTAATCATTTTTTCTATCATCGAACTCTATCTTATCTTTGATAAGCTGTTCAATGTCCTCACAACCAAATCTTTTTAAATAGGCAACAAGGTAAATTATCATCTCGGCTGCCAATTCTTCATCTTCCGAATATTTAGGAAGATTATCACTCCTATATTTAGAAGCAATATCGAATTTTCTCCAAACGGCTTCAATTCTTATGCTAAACGCTTTTCTTGAGCTATGCTCATTCATCTTAAAGCGCTTCCTCATGATATTCAAGCATCTCTGGGCAAACCTATTCAATGTTATCATATCGATCGGGTTAAATTGTTAGACTATGAATAATCTCACACGATTCTATTAGGTTGGTCTCTGATGCGAAACCAATGAACATATTCTTTATCTATCAGCATACTAATTATTTATTTTGAGGGGTCTGTTGTATCTAAATATTTCCTGTACTCTAATTCTGTCTTAGCAAGATTGATTACGGTATTAACCCCTTGGAAAACTTGTTTTGCTTGGCTCACTTTACTAGGATCTTCTTTCACATCCTTTATTTGTTGAAGAACCAAATTTCTCAAATCTTGTAAAATGGTAGGGTTCACTGTAGACACCTTATTCAACCGTTCATTTGCCAACACGACAACTGTATTTGTTATTGGTCGGAAACGGTTCAACTTGGAAGCCAAATCAAACATACTAAACACTAACACTTTGCCATTATTCAAGTATATCTCAACTTCGGTACCATCATCACCGGTACCGTCACAGTAATTGAGAATTACTACTTCTTCATTCTGATAAAGGAACGGTTTATTAACCATTTCTTTCAATCTATCTATTGCTCCATCAATCATGATTCATTTTTTGTTGCTTTATTAATCTGTCTACTCAAAGCTCCTTTTAGCTTGATGAGATACTGAACATCTTCCGGGTACCGGGCATACATTGAATTTTGGGTTTTCATTTGTTCAGAACGACTAATCATGTATAAGTTATCTATACAAATATTCTGCTTATTTCCATCTTTGAACTGAATATTGTACCCAGGAGGTATTTCACCATTATGCTCAATCCATACAAGCCGGTGTTTAAGCTCAAAGACATTCGGTTCAGCAGTTTTCACTTCAATGTAACCATCACGGGTTATACGTTCATATCCAACTTCTTTATGGTTCTTTGGGATACATCCCTTTTTGAAACGTGTAGCTTTCGTTTTTTCAATTTGAGCATCAGACATGTATTCCGTTTGCTTGCGTCCTTTATTCATTGGTTGGTGCCCTTTGGGGAAGAAACCCTTTGAGGAATGTTCAAATAAGAACTTTGCAGATTTTCTCAATTTTAGTTTGAAAGCCATACCAGCAACCGCACTTTCAGTTGAACCAAGCATCGAAGCTATTTCAAGATTGGTATGATCGGGATAAAGAGCTATTAGCTTTTGTCTTTTAACCGGACTCCAAACCCTCACGTCTGGCGAACGTTTTAATTTACGTATTAAGGCTTTTGCCTTCACAGCCTCAGGTGTTTTGTCCAGGCGACCAGCAAGCTCTTTTAAATTAGCAGTTGGATACTCGCTATCAAGTATAGCGAGTTGCTCATTAGTCCAAGTTCTCATAAGCATATCAAGAAAGAGAGGAAACCGTTAGGCTTCCTCTATATTATCGTTATTTAGCTCTTTCAGTCTTTCTTTGAGCTTCTTTTCTTTCTTATCATATGAATCCGCAAGTTTCTTAGAGAGCGCTTTGAAATCATCCGGATATTGTTCTGCAAAAAGGATTTTCTGACACTTTTGCAAATAGGAGTAGAAATTCACATTATTCGATGATAAGCATTCAGCAATAAAGGCTCTATACCATTGGTGTCGGTCAGCTTGGTTGTTCTTGACATAATTTACAAAATCACTCTCACCATTCCATTTTTTTAAATTCAGTTTTTCAAGATAAGTACTGCTACAACCGCTAAGAACCAGCACATCAAAAACAAGTTGTTCATTTTCAGAGAATTCTTTTGTTCTCTGATAATATGTTTTCTCTTGCGCCCACTTGCGCATTTCTTCAGCAGACTTCTCCTTGACTATATCCTTCGCTCTTTTTAATTGGGCGTTTATTTTTTCCCTTTCTATCTCTTTTAGATCGGCAACGGCGGAAGTAGAGGAAGCCGTTTCTTTTCTAACATAATAGAAACTAACGTTAAATTCGGGAGAATAATGTCCAAAAAATGAAAGACAACGATAAACTTCTCCATCTTCAAGCATTTTCAAAGTGCGTTCATCATCTTCTGAATACCAGCACTTACATCTAAAGATTTCATCAGGATCAACTATTTCAAATCCAAGTTGTTTAACAGCTTCCAAAGTTTTTTCATAGAAAACCTTTCTATCTTCTCCCCAATATGTATCGGGACGTCTAGCGATAATTACTGTTTTTCCAAATGAAAGAGGTTCGCCAACTTTAACAAGATGTTCATATTCTAGTTGAATTTTCCGCGTCACATAAGCAATCTGTTTTTTCTCATAGCAAGCAGCATTGATACATCTAGCATCCTTACTATTCATTTCATAGAACAAACAACCATGATTACACGTATTATTCTCACATTGAGAACATGATTTAATATCGGTATTTTCCCAATTATCGGAATCATCTTTAATCCAAGGTGCGTTACCAAGCTCCATGAAAGAATTACTCACAAATTCTCGAATCATAGCAGTAGTACATTGTTCTTCCTCCTCCTCATGAAACTCTTTTTGAGTATCTTCATCCAATTTAGAAAGAATCATAGCACCGGACAATGGTATATCTCCATTTCTTACCCGCTCTTTTAGTTCAGGAATAAGAGAATTCAATTTAATACGGTCAAAAACAAACCGGGTAGACTTTCCTATTTTAAGAGCGATATCTTCCAAAGTTCGTCCTTTTTCAGCCAACTGCGCAAAGGCAAAAGCTTCTTCGATGGGATCAACATCTTTTCTTTGAAGATTCTCGGTAATCATCGCTTCAAAAGCCTCATCATCTGTCATTTCTCTGACAATGCAGGATATTGTCTGAAATTTTTCCGACTTTTTTCGATGGGCTTTGATTTTTGCAACATTCGCTTCATCTTCCTTTGCTTTCAAAAGTGACACAGCCCGGAAACGACGCTCACCGCAAACAATTTCGTATGTGTAAGGTAGTGGGGTAACATCTCCGGTTTCTAGGTTAGTCATCTCCTCGGATTTAGCAACTCTGACAGTGATAGGTTGCAATAAACCTTGCTTTTCAATGTTGCTTGCAAGCTCTTGAAGAGCTGCTTCATCAAACGTCTTTCTCGGATTCAAAGGAGAAGGACTGATAAGGTCAATTCTAATGTTTTGTACTTCCATAATTTAATTATATTGGTTTGACTTTTAGTTTATTACATCAGTAAAGTTATCATAAAATGACAAGTTTAGCAAACAGAAACTTCGCCATTTTAACGCCATTTTTATTGAGGTTTATTACGTATTTGAATAAATCCTCTTCTTTCAGTTTCCCGAAGAAGTTCCATATCTTCTTCTCGTATTTCAGCAGGAGTTTCACCGTTCACACTTCGATAAGTTCCAATGCCGAAACGCTCTCTGATACGAACAATTTTATCCGGATCTTTAGTAACCCAGTAAATTACAACTTTCATAGTAGCTATATTCTACGGCTCTCACCACATAGAGGGAGAACATTAAACGTTTTAAAGCGATCCACTAATCTTGGCCCGAAACGTTTCTTAAATTCGGCTATGCCAAGATTCGATGTTATATGATACTTCTTGCCGTATTGTTGAAAAATCTCATACCGGGCATAAAGAAATTCATCAATAACCGAATCGAGGCTGGTACCATACGATTTTTGATTTTCCGTTTCCAGACCGATATCATTCAAGCAGATATTAAAGGGATTTGGTTTAAACCCTTTAGATTGATTCTCATTGTAAGTGTACAAGTCAATATGCCCGTGAATTTTATAATAATTCATCATTTGAGTAACAGACAAGTTTTCAAAAGCATTGGGGTTACAAGTGAGTTTCAAATAATCTGCAAAAATCTGCATCAACATTGTTTTCCCGGTACCTGGTTCACCAACGAGCAAAAGATTCTTATGAACTTTGTAATTCTCTTCCGGAAACACATTTTGAGCATACCGGCATCCGTTGAAGTAGTACAGAAGAAACTGAATTAGTTTAGAGTTGTTTTCATCAATATCAAATTTTCTAAACTCCCGTTCTGTATAATCTGTACCAAGGTTAGATATTAAATTCCAATGGCTGTAATACTCTTGCGTGTCAGTTAAGTCATATTCAGAAACGTCCTGAATACTTTCCTTGTGCCTTTGTATCAGATTCTCTATCTGTTGGAGCGTCAGCTTGCGCTTTCCGGCTTCCTTCTCCATCAAATTTTGAAGTTTGCTTGATAAATTCTTTTCCTCTTCCGTCATGGTCTAATTCATTTTTTCGATTTTCACGAATACGATCCAGTATCCAAAGGTTTGCTTTGGAATCCCACCGCTCTATTTTCACTCCATTGGCATTCTTCCACCCTATCGAGTCAAAGTGATTGAAGAATATTTCTGCTTGCTCTTGCCAATCATCTAACCGTTCCGGAGCATTTTGCTTGATGAAGTGTTGAATAACCTCATCAAGCGTAGGAGCAATAAATTCTTTTGCGACTCTTTTAGGTTTCTCCGGTTTAGAGGATGGGAAAAGCTCGCCAGAGCTACTTTCTTTCTTACCCCCTTTAGGGGGTTCTTTCTTTGTCTTTGTCTCTGTCTTATATTCTTCTTTAGGGGGTATGGGGGAACTTTCTTGAAAAGGTGTACCTAAAGGGTACCCTAAAGGTATCCCTAAAGGATGCCGTAAAGGTGGTATATTTTGCATACCTTTTTGTACACCTTTGATAGAATACGTTGATTTATTGCCTCTTCCATTGCCTTGTTTACATTCAATAAGACCTGCTTGAACTAATCTATTTCGGGCGGACTTGAATACTTTTACAGACACTCCCACGTCAGATGACACCTTTGTATCACTACGTGTCCAGTTATCCTCCCAGCCTAAACGATTCGCAATTTTTAGCAAGTAAAAATAAAGCCTCGTTTCACAGCAGGAAAATTGCCAGCTTTCGTCAAGTTCCCAAAACCTATTGATAAGTTCAATATAAGTCATATCAATTTATAATAATTCCGTAAGACATTGTTTATATAAGGCTGAGGATCAGCTTTCAGATAATAGCAAATGCTATTAATGAACTCAATCAACCCATGACAAACGACATATACACTACCATATTTCTCTACCAATGCCTGCCACTCTTTTTGCTCATCAGACTGCGTTCCAGCACGTTTACCTTTTACATGTGGAGTTTTCATCTCTATGCAAAGACTGCTCTTACCACCGCGAGGAAAAAGCAGAATCAAGTCAGCAACACCAGCGATGGCACCTTCATATTTGCGCATAGCACCGCTTTTCTTTGTTCTGACGCCGCCGTTTGGTATAGCAAAGAGTAAAGGGCCTACATTGGGAAACGTTTCTCTGAACCAAGTTACACAAATGTGTTGTATCTTAGTTTCAGAATATTTCACCTCCAATTTACGAATATCTTCTTCAGTCATTTTTCTGCTTGTTTTTTGAAATCGTAGCACATTCATTTAGAAGGTCAACGATTTGTTTACACCTGTTCCTGCAACCGACAAAGGATATTAAGGTTTCCCATTCAGGACCGAACAACATTTCTTTCTTGTATTCCTGAATATGAGTTTTCTGCCCATTTATAACTAATCTAAACAGCTTCATAATTTATCCCTAAACAAGTCCATTGCAAGATTCACCATATTCTCTTCTACTTGATCGTCCGTACCGGTAACACCGTTGGCAATGTTCTTCTTTGTTTGAATCACATCATACATATACTTGTCGATAGTATCCTTACCTAAGAAGTAATAGCAGTTAACGTTGTTCTTCTGACCGTTACGGTGCGCCCGATCTTCTGCCTGTTCGCAATCACTGAACGTCCATGGGAATTCAATAAATGCTACTCGACTGGCAGCCGTCAAAGTAAGCCCGGTACCGCCCGATTTGAAGTTCAGAATAATCAGTTTACAATCCGGATTATTTTGGAAAGAGTCAACGGCATATTGCTTTTGGTTGACATTATCGGAACCTGTTACAGTTACAGCTTTAGGAAATTCCTTTTTCAGTTCTGCTACAACTTCTTTCAAGTAACCGAAAAGTATCAGCTTCTCACCACCGTCGATAACATCATGGACAAATTCACAAACAGCCTTGATTTTACCTCTGGCGGATATCTGTTTTAAAAGCTGCATCTGCACCATGACGGCACCATTCATTGATTTCTGCACTTGTTCGTCCGAAGCATTCTTGTACTTCTTCAAGTATTTTACCATATCAGCCTCGGCAGCCTTATACTCTTTGGTGGTAGTGATATCAACTGTCAAGTATTGACGAGTCTTGTCCGGAAGTTGTGTAAGCACCTTTGACTTCTCACGACGAAAGAAGCAAGTATTCCATAGTCGCCAATTCAGCTCTTTAACGTTGGATGCCTGTTTGGGACCATCACAATATCTTTCAACATACCGGCTATAACCTCCAAAGTCCTCTAATCGACCTAATATTTTTAGCTGTTGTAGCAAGTCTGTATTATTGTTAACAACAGGAGTACCGGTCAATGCGAATATATAACGTTTACCTTTGCAGATACCTTCAACATATTTGCTCTGTTGAGTTTTACTTGATTTGCATTTATGAGATTCGTCAATGATAACAGACCTAAACAGAGAGACACGCTGATCGAAAGCAATACTTTTCATTGTAAGCTTGGATTCCTTATTTACAGCTTTTACAAAAAATTTATTAAGCGATTCATAATTAGTAATGAACACCTCACAAAGTGGGTTGCCATCAGACTTTTTACACTCATAAAATGATTGCCAGGACTGTCGGTTTCTGTCATCAAGGATAATCGAATTCATACCTGCGAACTTCTTAAACTCACGCTGCCAGTTTACTTTCAACGCAGCAGGGCAAATTACAAGTACTGGAAAAGACTCACCATAAATGGGCGCTTCCTTATGTGCTTTAACAACTGCACATATGGCTTGCAATGTTTTACCTAATCCGGGCTGGTCACCGAAAAAACAGCGTTTGTGCTCTATTGCATACTGTACTCCTTCAAGTTGATACTCGTAAGGTTGAAGTAACATATAGTGTTCACCGACAAAAGGTTTCATCGGAGGAATATCATAATTAATATCTTCAGTTACCTCACGTTCCTTGACAGTAGAACAATAACGCATCTGAACAGCCCATTGCGCAAAAGCTCTCACATACCAATTCGCATCACGTCCAATAGGATAACGCGTATCATTGATACTAACAAGCCACGCCCGGTCTGTTCCGTCATAGCGTGGCTTACTTGGTATCATCTTTATGACCTCGACCAACTTTGGGTGATACTCGAACTGAATCCGGTACAGATTGGGCGTCTTAGTCACATAAATTGGTTTCATGAAGCAGGTTCTAATACTAATTCATGATGTTCAACTGTTGAACATATCCCGTTATCTTCACCATCTTCATTCATTGCATCAGCAGCTTCATCAACCTTGTCAAACGGATCCTCACCATCTTTAAATTCAAATTCCCTTTGAATCTCCGAACATTTATTCTCTGTAACATAAAGCTCTGCTTCATACAAGAAATTATAAACCGCATCACGAAACTCCTCACAATGCACATACGATTCATTGTCCGGATCGAAACCGATACCAGGAGAACAAAGATTAAGGACTTTGCTCGTCATAAGGGTTCGCTTACCTGTCAACACACAAACCTCAAAAGAAGAATCACCACCAATGCTAACGCCGGTTACATTGAACTTTTTGAAGAACTCATCTTCAAGACATGACTCTGGACGTTCCCAATTAATGTACTGGGATTCTTTCTGTTCTGTAATATCGACAATGTAGGGTATGAGCTTGTTTAGCGAATCCTTCAAATCCGGATGAACAGGATTAATCCCCTTGAAAACAATATCGTTTCCTTCCTTGTCTGCATAGACCACTTCAAGACATCCCTTTTTGGTCAATTTTGCTTTTGAAATATTCAAATCCATTTTAATTAAACTTTGAGTTAATACTTACCTATGCAGGTATTCATTAATAAAATCTTTATAGTACTGGTCAACAGGCAATGGCAAATTGATTCCTAATTCGGTGGCAGCATCAGCCTGAACCTTATCCATGAAAGTTTTCATTTGGATCGTATTCAATTTAGAAGTACTTCCAACAACCGAAACAATATTTCCATTCATACATATTTGCCGTGGAAGAAACTTCCGGCAATAGTAATCATGTACATCCAACTTATCCGTGCCTGTCTCCCTCTCAATACAGGCAAACCACAGCCACATGAGCGCGTTCTGCGACAGGGTACGTGGTTCTACCTTTCTCTTGATGCTTACAGTGTAAGTTCCATTCTTGAGCGTGGAACAGAGGTAGTCAAACGACTTATCCATTGTGACTACCCCATTTTGTTTTGTTAGAATAGCTTCTGCCATATTTAGAATGGTAAATCATCAGGCGGTGATACCTGTTGATATGGCTGTTGCTGATATGCAGGCTGCTGTACTTGTTGTTGCTGTCTCTGTGTAGGCTGTTGCGTTGGTAACGGTGGTGGTACAGGAGCAGCCTGTTGTTGAACTTTCGGTGTAAGCATCTCGATACTATCAACAAAGACTTCAGTTATGTAACGTTTAACTCCTTTGCTATCGTCATAGTTACGAGTGCGTAACTTACCTTCTATATACAACTTATCTCCTTTATGGACGTACTTCTCAACTATTTCAGCAGTCTTATTCCAAAAAATAAGATTATGCCATTCTGTACGTTCCGGCACCTGGGTTCCATTTTGTAAGGTGTACGCCTTATCTGTTGTGGCAAAAGATAAAGAAGCTACTTTCGCTCCACCGTCCAATGTTCTCACATCCGGGTCTTTACCGGCACGCCCTATAAGAATTACTTTATTAACACTCATTTTCCTTCCTCCCTTATAGTTACACGAATACTATCCGCTTTAGTTGATGTTTTTAAATATTGAGAATATAGTTCCGGGTGATCTTCCTGAAACTTCTTTGCATCAAAACTCTTACCCGTTGAAGAGGGAGTATAGCTAACACGCAACCGACCGGCGTCCCATGATTTAACACCGTTCTCACGCATGGCACTTTTAAGCTGTTCCTTATAACCTTTCTGCACTTCAGCGATATAACTCGCCTGTTCCTCTATATCAATAATAGTATTTACTAATTGCATAGGAATAAGCTGCTTCTCATCGGCTGGAACAGGAGCATTAGGTAAGAACTGTTCACCTTTAATCTCACACTCCAGTAATCTCTTAACCTCTGCATCCGGCTTACGCTCAATCTCGACTAATTCCGACTTATTTCCACGTAACCAAATGCCAAACAGTTTATCAACTTTAATTAGTGGATTTTGAAGTTCAAACAAATAGGCATAGATTGATAGCTGCCAACTCAAATACTCACGGTCAAGGCTTGCAGTAGTCTTGATGTCGCCAAGACTGATTTTTTCGTCCTTTTCCCAAACACAATCAATATTCGATGCAAAATATTCATTGTCTGAAACAGTGTACTCATTGGCAAAAGCCTTATATCCGGCATTTACTCTTTCCCTGATATAATTAATAGCTTCAATACTCTCGGGTGGTAATCCTGTAACATCAGCAAACTGGCATTGTCCATGAATACGACTGCCTTTTTCAGCAGCTTTTTTCAATATGTATTCTGGAATATCCCTATACTTATTGGGAAATAGTTGCCGGCTTATCATTCCGGTAATACCTTTCAGTTGCTTTTCACCAAGAAAATATGTGTGATTCTCTTCTGAGAAAACCACACTCGATTTAACCAACTCTATCATGATGCAGGATAAATTTTGCCCATTTCCATACAAGCATTTACAAACTCTTTATCATTTTGCATAGCCGGATTAGCATACCATACTTTTTCAAGTTCAGCTCTGCTTTTGACAGCAAGCATGTCAGCAATAGCCTTTTTCAGTTGGGCACCAGTATAAACTGGATTCTTCATACTAGCCGGTGTTTTTGCAGGCTGTTGTGCGTCTTCTTTATCGTGAGTGTTAGTTGCATCACTGTCTTTTGTATCATCAATGCAAAATAGACCGTTAAGAGCATACTTTCTTGCATAAGAAGATGAGGCTCCGGTAATTTGGCTGCCATCCATTCCCTTCTTTGTTTCCTCTTCTCTCGCAAAAGCAGTCACTATTTCTTTTTCCCCTTTTTCGTTGGTTAAAGTGGCAGTTGCTTTTACATAAATTCTATTGCCTACTGGCACCATCTCATCACTGAGAGTTAACGAACACTTTGTTTCAGTCAGAATAGGTTTCACTGACTCAAGAATATCCTCACAACTACGGTATTTGTAACTACCGAACTTATTAAATTGCCCTTTCGGGGCTTTCAGCTTTTGCTGAATGGTTACTAATTCTTTCATAATTCTGAATTAATGGTTTGACTTTTAGTTTATTACATCAGTAAAGGTAATCGTTATTGACAAGTTTAGCAAACAGAAACTTCGCCTTTTTAACGCCATTTTCAGGTAGTAAAAACTGCCTGTACAATATCGTACAGGCAAAAAAATAAGAATAATCCAATGTACCTTATGGAACGGCTACGCTTGAAGGGTGTACGGCTCCCTGATTTATACATAATGTAAATGCTAGTGGACGGAACCGGAGTCGAACCGGTCTCACGGAATATTGGTGCACCTCACCGCAGTTTCAACCAACGATATACATATCCGCCCGATTAATTAAAAAGGTGCACTATCTTCACAGACCGTACACCCCAATCACAAACACAAAACAAAACTCATGAACTACTATAATTTAATAGGATCAAAAGGGTGAATGGCGTGGGGCTCGAACCCACATCACGCATATCTGCGTATGCTGCCAATTACACCAGCCATCCGTTTCAAGTGAACTATTCTCACGAACCATTCACCTAGAACACAAACACAAAATAAAACACGACATTAACTATTAATTAAATAGCACTCTCACGAGCTTCTTGCTTCCGGATAGCCGTTCAAAGCACACCGGAATAGTATAGAACAATTAAAACTCAAATAACAGGGGCTTTAACCCTACAGCGTCCTTTTCGCTGGCAACATTAGTTAAACATAAAAAGAAAAATTCTCTGTGAAGGAACCCGGACTCGAACCGGGATGATAGATTACCTATGTATGACTTTCTTCAATCTATCTGCATACTTGCGTTTACCAATTCCGCCATTCCTTCAGGTCGTAGCCAGACGCTTCCGGCTACATTGATTGTATATATAATGCAAATATATTTTCACCCTCACGGGTTACTTAACTCTGATTGAGTTGAGCCGGGAAACGGATTCGAACCGCTGACCTCATGTGGAAACATGCGCTCTAACCAACTGGGCTATCCCGGCAGATGCCCGGAGAACCGGGCTAATTGGCAAATACTAAAATTAAGCAATGTTGACCTTCACAGGCTATTTTTATTTTGTTTCTTATCTCCATAGATAAATCTAGTAACCAATAGTACAACGACTACGAAGAATATGATATATGACCAAGCGATATCACTTCTTGTAGCTTCGATTCCCCCACCTATATACATAGCTACCAATAAGGCAACCACTGTAAAAATGTTATGAACGATTTTCAATGTTTTCATTTCTTCCGTTTTTTACGTTTGACTTTCTTAGCGCATCGGCAATGAAGTAATACCTGAGCAGCATTACAGTGCCATTTACCATTTTGAGCATTTACAGGCTTATCACTTTCAATCTTACCCGCTTCTATAAGATTCATCAATTTCTTTTCCCCACCTACATAATATGCAGACTTATCTTTTCCGAATGTCTCTGTAGAAAACAGACGGAGAATATTATCTAGCAATATTTCAGCCATTTCACCTCTAATCATCTCAACAAACAAGGTAGTTACGCAATTCTAGTTACTATAAACTGCATATTTTTTACGTCTGACTTTGTTTTCCAAACCATTCCTTCAGCTTTTTCTTTATAAAGCCGAGCATTTAAAGTGTAAGTAACAGACGTTTTTTGAATGATAGGAAATACTTCTATTGCACCAACGTCCATGTTTCGCAAAACATTGATTATACTGCGTCTTTCTATTTCTTTTTCCATACTGATTAATTTTAAAATAAAAGCTCCCCCGAACCAATTCGATCGGCAGCATCACGCTTTATTCGGAGGATTTACTTAACTTTGGGGTGTAAAATCAAAAATTAAGTGAAGAAATTCATTCATTATCTCTCTTTTTATCTCGATTAAACCCGACTTTACAATCTGCATAATCCCCAAAAGCTTTCTGTATCATAGCAGGAAGCTTTTCGGCTACTATTTTAGCTGATTTTATCGGCATATTCTCTACATGCAATGAGAATGTGGCATCTTCCAAATTCTCATTCCTATCGTTTTTAATTGTTACTTGAATCATGTGATTATTAATTAGTTAATAATTTTCCCGTTCCAAGATTATTCGCTAATAAAAAAGGAACGGGGGATTTTCTTATTTTTGAAGTGTCAAATCAAAAAACAAGAAAAATATGAATAATGAAGAAAAAGTAGTTTCATACTACAAAGAAACTTTAGAGAAAAAAATCGAATGGACTTTCAGACTCCAAAGCACTCTGTTGACTGTTGCATCTGCTACTTTTGCTGTACTTGTTTCTTTAAGCAATCTTTCAACCAACAACGCTTGCAGTCGAATTTTACTATTGGTGGTAATATGTTCAAACGCACTATCCATCCTTTTTTCGTGTATAACCATATACGAGAATCGAGCAATGAGCAACGTGATGATACGCAACGCTCAAAAACGGGTAGAAGAATATATCCTCTATAGCTTATACAATTCCAAAATGACCGTAACGCCAGCCGTACCACGCAATAAAATCTTCGCAATTTGTGAGTCAATTTCCTACATTTCATTTCTATTCTTTATTATTAGTTTAACAGCCTATGCAATTTATAAGATATACACGCAGTTGTAACGTCAATTAAACACTGAAGTGATGAACGGATTCGAACCGCCGACCTCATGTAGAAACATGCGCTCTAACCAACTAAGCTACATCACCTTTATATACATAAAGCAAATACCTCGATTTGCCGACAAACGTCTAACTGATTTAGTTTTACAACGATACGGCTTGACCATTAACCACAGCATTATATCGTTGAGAAGCCCGCCTACGTCAGTAATCCCTTTCGGCATGTGTCAGCTTCCAAAACACCATTTTACCAATATGTCAAAGAACTCTTCTCTGTTGTTCCCAGTCTCCCTTCAAGGGCAGGCTCAAAGACCGGACTGGGTACCGGATAACCGGCGGTTTGGTTTGACTTTAGTGAGGGTTAGAGAATACTTTGGTTGTTCTTCAAAACTATGTCCATTAAGTTTCGTTGCGATTCAATAAATTTCTTCAAATCATCACATTGGGAAACTTTCTCTCTATAAAATCCACGTTCTGATTCTAAATCTCGTTTGAGTTTTTCATTCTCACCTCTCAAAGAGCTGATCAACGCGTCTCGTTCTTCAATCACAGCTTCATATTTGTCTCGCTGTATTTCTAGTTCGGTTCTTTTATCCATTGTTGTATAATTTGATTAATCTCCAACGTAATGTGCACCGTAATGAGTACTATTTGAGTTGTAGTAAGCAGAAGCGGGAATACTGAGGTTATTGTATCCCTCATGTCTTGTAGCTTTAGCCGCTTTGTTCATTACCTCGTTTCTTTCTGATAAGAATTTATCCGTTCTTGCTTTCATGGCTTCCTGTGAGAAATTTTCTTGAAGTTTAGCAAGTCTCCAAGTAGCTTTCAGAACCTCTCCAAAAGTTTTTCCCTGCTTCTTGCCTGAATACTTATAGGTTCTATGAGCATTTCTCATTATTTCGGATAAATCAAATCGTTTCATGTCTGTCACATTTATAGAGTTTCACATTTGTTTTATCAATCAATTTTTGTATGTTTGTATGATTGATTGATTTATGATGCAAATATATTGCTATTTGACGATATTGCAAATCGAAATAACATTTTTATATCGCCATATGACAATATTTAACTTTTTAAGCAAGCTTATGGATACGTTAATAGACCGAATTAAAATGATTATTGAAGCAAAAGGATATTCCCCAAGAGCCTTTGCGATAGCAATAGGATTCAATTATTCAACTCTGAATAATTATTTAACAGGAAGAAGAAGCACAATAGATTCAGAACTCATCGAGAAAGCACTCACGTCATTTGACGACATTTCCGCAGAGTGGTTATTACGAGGCAAAGGTGACATACTCATTCAAAAAGAAGAAACAGAACCAGGAATGGACAAATTGAAAAGTATTGTATATACCATAGCCAATCTACAAGATGAGATTAACGAAAAAACAGTGCTTACCCAACGGCTTTTGGAAGAAAACCAAAAATTAAAGGGTGAACTGGCTATGTTGAAAAATGAACGAAATGTAGGATAAACTTATATACGTATGAAAAAAAGATTTTTAATACTATCCTTCTTATTTGTGCTTATATTTAATTCATGCTCTGATGACAGTATTAATTTAGCAGGAACAACATGGACTTCTGCAAAAGACTGGTACGGAAAAACTCGATTGTCTTTTGAAGAAGGCACTCCTTATTTAAGATCTTTTTTTGCTATATCTTTTGACTTGAAATCTTTCACAATATATAATGTTGCAGATGATAATGAGGATTTAGAATATGAATGGAAAGAAACGGTATCAGGTAAATACTCTATAAACGACAATATTGTGAATCTAATAGTAGAAAAAGACAATTTAACAATTCCCTGCGAAATAGAAAAAGATATAATGTATTACAGTAATACTAGAATGAAACTATATAAACAATAGAATAAATATTTTTTCAAATATGCGCCCAATTAGAACTGTACCCCCAAAAGATGAAAGAGAATATCCTTTAGTTATAACAGCTGAAGAAAAGGATAAAGTATTAAATTATATTTTGGTTGTAGCAAACGGGAAAAGAACAGCTAAACTAAATTATAAAGATATACCAGACCTTAGGATCAGTAAAGAACAATATGAAATAGTTTTAGAGGAGTTCAAAAATAGGAGATTTATTGACTATAAAGGATATGGTATTGAATATCTTACGTTGAATTTTGAAATATTCAATTTTGCAGAAAAAGGGGGATTCACTGTTGAAAGAGACTTATATATATTAAGTTTTGATACATTTCAAATGCAGCTAGAACGATTAGAAAAGGAGTTAAGCCCTGATACAGCAGCGAAAGTTGATGATGTTGTCGGAAAAGCCAAAAATATAACTGAACTACTGATAGGGCTCTCTGCTCTAGCTGAAAAAATGAATCTCTAAGATTTATTATCAGGATCAGTTAATAGGAACTCCAATATAGAAGCTGCACGAAGCAGTCTTGAAGCATATAGAGTTGCATCTGCATCCGGGTTGTATTGATAACGCCTAGTCTGAAACTTTTTAAAAGTAACAAAGCCACTAGACATATCATTAGCAAGTGTTTTCAAGCTTGATATAGTTTCTTTTACATTTTGGTCATAAGACATTTTTATACGCATACGAGCGGAATCATCCACTTTTGCACAACACTGGGGATAAAAGGCTGTTGCATTATCTTCTTTAGAAGATTGTTTTTTACTTATCCTTCTTAGGACATTTTTTAATAACGATTTCATAAACGCACTATTTTAGTTTGACAATGCGCAAATATAATATTTAAAGTAATATAAAATATGAAATATAGAAATCTTGATAGTACATAAAACATCAAATGGTCGAATTATGGTCGAACCATAAAAAAAAGCAGGACTATATAATTGATATACAGAATATACAACTAGATTTCCAAAAATGTGTCTAGTTTAGTTTTTGTGTTAAATAGCTCCCTCGTCAGCGGACGAACTAGGGAGCTATTTTTACATTATAAGAATATTATTGCACAAAATATTCATAATTTCCATAACTTTGCAACAATAAAATCTCACATAAATGGAATTTAACGTAGAGGAATTAAAAAGTGCACTTATTGAGAAGTGCAAAAGTGAAGGTATCTTGTATGCAATGGTAGCAGTAGACAGGCGAACCAAAGAGATCATTCTTCCTGATACTTTGCAAGGAGCCTTGAAGCACCCGGAGTACTTTGTATGTACTTGTAAAAAAGTAGAAGATAAATACATCGTGGAGGAGATTACAAAAGTGTAA